GTAAGTGGTGTTAACCCAAGGTACGTTTACAACACCTTGATTTGAAGAGTTAAGCTGTAACCCATAAGTTCTACCTGATGTAGTTGTAACGGATTCAGCACCAGTTGATTGGTCTGTATTGCTATATAACTCTATACCACCTCTAACAGTATCTGTAGCTAATGGCAAACTGTAGATAGTATCATTATCCTGATCTTCACGCCAGCCCGGATTTCCATCTGCGTCCGTTTTCCAAACTTTATTTGCAACAGAACCTGGGGCAGACACATAACCTGCTATAGTTTTAGTGTTTGCATTCCAAGTATTAGTGTTATCAGAAGAAGGGAGTGTAATAGTTCTTGTAGCTACACTGGTTACGTGACCTCTATCATTAGACTGAATACTATCTACTACATCAAATGAGCCACCGTATCCTGGGCTTTCAGCAGTGGATACATCTGTTCTAGTTATATCGTCATGATCAAGAGTTAGAGTTTGATTAGAACTTTGGTTAGTTGTAAAGGTCTTATCCGCTTCATTAATGTGAAGATCATTCCCTCCGGCAAGTGTAATAGTAGCATTACCTGGAGTTGGTAATGTTATAGATCTAGTTGCGACCTGAGTTACATGCCCTTTGGTGTTTGATTGAATACTATCTACTACATCGAATATACCACCGAAACCTGGGCTTTCACTATGAGATGTGTTTGTTCTAGTTGTATTATCGTGTGAAATGTTACCTGATGTTGAATTGAATGATATAGGACCAGTTGCATCTAGCCAACTAGATGTCGCAATTCTTGAAAGAGTTCCAGTTTTTGTGGCAGCAGAGTCATTATGAACAGCCCAATAATTTTCACTCTCATCCCATACTAACTGAGCATTATTCCGATTACCACGTTCAACTTCAATACCAGCATCTTGTGTTGGGGCTGCATTATCAGCCAAACCACTGTTCAGTTCAATAATTCTATCACCAATCTCTACTGCAGTAGAATTAATAGTTGTGGTTGTACCACTAACAGTAAGATCTCCTGCAACATAAATATTTTCAAAAGCTGCACTGTCATTTTGAAGTGCCAACCTATTTACGCCACCTGTAGTACCTGCTTCCCAATAATCTCCAAGCTCATTCCATTGCATCACAGCACTATCAGTACTAGGACGATCTATTGCTATACCTGCCCTATTGACATTATTAACCGCAACACCGTCTAACATTACAGCATGGGAAGAGGCAAATCTTGTTCCACCTGTAAATGTTGTAACACCACCAACTGAAAATGATCCTGTAACATTAAGATTTCTGGTTACGCCTAAATCTTGTCCAATGGTAACATCATCAGGAAGACCAATGGTGACTGCTGCTGTTTCAGATCCACTACCAGAAACTTCAATTTCGTTAGTGGTTCCAGTAACGGTTGCAACGTAGTTGCCAGTAGTTTCTGTTCCAAGAACAACACCATTATCTTTGATTGTTACTACACCACTAGAGACTAAGAAGTTGTCTGTGCTAAATGACGCTACCCCTTTGTTAGATGATGTTGCTAGTTCACCATCAATCTTAATATTATTATTAGATACAGTTGTGTTAATACCTTCACCTGCTTCAAAGGTTATTGTGTCTCCCAATGAAACGTTATCATTAGTACCTGTTTCAGCAGAAATAGTGAATGCAGTTCCTGTTGAAGTTACATTACCACCAATGTCTAGATTACCTGTGATATATGCTGAGTCTTGTACCGTAATAGTATTCGCAAAAGTAGTATCCCCTGCAACAGTGAGATCACTACCTAAGTCTAAGTTTCCTGTGATGTAAGCACTATCTTGAACTGTGATTGTATTACTTAAAGTAGTATCACCTGATACTGTAAGATCTCCTGTAATGGCAACAAGACCTACTGCATTGATCGAGTCTGTTGTAGTAACACCATCAACATTTAACGTACCTGCTATACTAGTATTACCTGTATAGTCAACAGTAAACTTATCTGTGCTTAAAATAAGATTACCTTCAATGGCAGTGCTGTCAAGAGTAGTTAAACCTTGTACATCAAGATCTCCTGTGATCGTTGCACTATCTGCTGCTAGGTTATCTGCATTGACTGTTCCATTAACATAAACATGTCTCCATTCCTGACTGCTAGATCCTAAGTCATAAGCATTGTCAGTGTTAGGAATAATATTCGAGTTGACATCAGCATTGAATACAACATTATCAGTGTTGGCATCACCCAAGTTAATATTCGAGTTTGCACCTGCTTTGAACGTTACTTCACCGTCTACAGTAAGAGTGCCTGACATGGTAGTATTACCACCAACGGCAAGATTACCTTGAACCGAAAGATTGTCTGCAAAATCTGCTGAGTCTGATACCTCTAGTTTACCTGCAATAGTATTTATTGCAGACCCATCAGTCAAACTCATTCTAGGTGATAATAGCTCTACTGTGTTGATTGAGTCCAAACGTCCATCAAGTTCTGCTATTGCAGTTGATACTGTGGATGCAGTAGTACCCATGGCACCTGCTGAGATAGTACCTAGTTCTGCATCATGCTCTTTAATAGCATTAGTAATATCTGTAGCAGTTGTGGTAAGTGTTGATACGTCTCCAACAGAATCTACAAGTTGGTTAAATCTTCTACGTGAAGTATTGAAGGTATCCGTTATCTGAACACTAGGTATTTTTGAATTAGCCATTTGTACCGTTCTCTAATAGTTTTTGCAACATCATTTTTATATCATTAACATCAGATTTTAGTTGATCTATCTCAGCACGTTCTTGCATCTTAGCTTCCGCAACTAACCTCTTCCGTTTATGGTTACTCTTATTTATATTCAAAATCATGTTAGTATTAGGATCTCTGACTAAATCAGGATGATCTTTTACAGGTATATAATCATCCATTACGATGTTGCTATTGTTCTCAAGTTTTTGAATCTTGGAAATCTAGTAGACTTCTCAGCATTCATTGTTATTTTTATTTGATACTCATCAAAATCAGCAAGATCAAAAACATTAAACTCATATTCAACAAACCTAAGTAGATTATCATTAGGTGGAATGTCATTATAACTATTGCCTTTAGTGACTTTAATATCTTTCGTGAAAGCTGTCCAATCTTGATCGATTAATCTAACACCTGAAGAACTTAAGCTCGTTCTAAACCACACATCAAAGTCAGCACCTATGGGTCTAACTGCATCGACTAAAGCTACAATAGAAGTGGATGAGTTTGATAGTGTGTATGGAATACTAATATGCTTACTTGCGTTTGTTCCACCATTAGCTGCAGTTTCAGGAACATATGGAACAGTTGTGATATAGTTTCTATCTGTTCTAGTACCACCTGCCAATGCGCTATCTTGCTGATGATCAATAAAATAAGAAATCGTTTCTAGTCTAGTATTATTCACATTAAAGTAAGGTGCTACGTTAGCATCATTAGTATTCATATTAATAGTCATTACTGTTGAGGCATTTCCACTAAGTTTTCCAACCTCTTGTGCTCTTGCAGCAACAACAGCAGGTTCAGTAAGCAATGTTGGATTTTGTAAACTAGCTCTCTGATTTGTAAGAGCATCATATCCTGTGTCTGCATCTTGCCAATCGCCTATTGTTGTAAAGTTGCCAGTAGCATTAATGGCAGTACCGATAGGTGATGAATATTGTACGTTAAGCATAAACTCATCTATTTCATTTTGCTCTGTAGCATATAATCCTGTACCACCCGCTCTAATAGAGGATGTCGCATTTCCTGAATCCATTTTGAATGTATAACCAAAAGGATCTGCAGCAGTAATAGTTCTTTGTCCAAGAATACTACTACCCTTAACTCCATTGACTGTTGAAGATGAATCGAACCCTGTAGCATCTGTACTCAGAGTAACAGTATCACCTACTCTAAATCCATGTGCAGGATGAAGAACTGAAAGATCAGAATCTCCTGATGTAAACCTCAAGGGATCATAAACATAATCAGCAAGTTGATTTTGAATTAAACTTTCTGTAAGTTTTTTCTTACCAGGAACATTCACTTGAAGTTTTGCTGTAGCAGTTGTTGTCGTATCGAACTGTGCTTTATAAACTTTAAAGGTTAAATCCTTTGAGTTATCGCCTTCCCATGTGGTTCCGTTAGATGATGCATACAAAGAGCCTCTTGAAACATTAACACCTGAGTTATATCTAGCAGTTGTGGTTCCAAATAAGAACTCTCCGTTTTCACCAAAGTATACTTTATAAGAATCTCCTGTAGCAGAACTGTATATACAGACTGCTAACAAAGTATTTTTGGGAACATATATTGGAGAAGTGAACTGAAACTTGTATTCTGTTGCAGCCGAAAATGCAGTTGCAGCCTTAGCCCCAATCTGTGCAGCAGTTGCTACTACTCTACTTCCCGGGACATATCTCTTAGCTGAAGGCTGTCCACCTTCAGTAGTTGGTCTAAGCTCTAAAGTTATAGGTAGATTTGGATCTGCAGAATGAAAGAATATTCCGATACCCGTCAATACACTTGCTTCGTCAACGACAAAGGTTTGTGCTGTAGGAGATTTTTGCTCTGTTAGTTGTAAAATACCTGTCATTTGCTTATCCTACTCCTAAACCATATGTGTCATCTTTTACAGAGTAATTCGTCCAGCCCATTGAAGATGAGGAAGTCGTGGTTGATGTCATAGCGGATGCTGTACTCGACGCTGTGGATGCTTTTGGTTGCCAGACAGTTCTATTAGCGGCAGTTAAAGCTGTCCAACTACTACTATTGTCATTAGATGAACCACCACCATCATCATCATTGTAGTAAACACTTTCAGTATACGTATAACTTTCACTCACCTGAACTTCTTCAGTTGTAGTGTACTCATACCAATCCTCATACTGACCTTGAGAATAAAACTTTGCTGCAGCATATGACAGTGCTTCATTCCTGTTTAGCACAGAAACATCTAATGCCGAAAAGTTTGTACCGTCAGTGTTAATAGGCCAGTTCAAATCTGCATTAGATTGAAGATAAAAGAACCCCTTTATGGAACCATCCGCAGAACTAGTTAAAGCATTATCTCCACCGCCATTCGTTGCACCACCTAAATCAGCAGGGAACCCTGTTGCGGTAACATAAGAGTCTCCTGGTTCTTTGATTGTAGAAGTTCTAGAAGCATCAGTATAATCAGATAGACTATACGAAGTGTTGCAATATCTAGTCACTTGTTTGTTGCCATAAAATATCCAATGAGGTATATTTGGACGCATGCCTTGAAACTCAAAAAAGAATATTTTGGGTCTATGTATTTCTATTTCAGTATATCCAAGCCTATCCTGTTTTACAATATCTCTCGATTTTGTAACGTTTCTAGTACCTGATCTTTTTACCTGTCTATATGGCATTTCTTTACCTTATTTTCTAATATGCTGCGCCAGTACTTATTGTAATAGTACCTTGAGAACTTATTTCGGTTGTACCATCAGGCAACAACGATGAGTTAGATTGTGATGAATATGATTTATCAACAACACGTTTATTGGTCCAATAATCTCCATCAGGTGTTAGTTCTGCAGAACCAATACTTTGAGGAATATCGAACTGATTAACCGGCACTACCCCTGTAGCCTCTTCTTGTCCAAAGTCTGCAACAACTTCAGTATATGTAGGCCAAATATTATTACCTTTTATCACACACGTGTTTAAAGATAAATCAGAATCATACGTTAATCCGATAGATTTATTAAAATATAATGGAAGAAGTTGTTGTGCATCGTTTTGTAATGTTGCTCTGTAATCATCATTAGACCAATCTGCTTGTATCACATCATCGAAGTTATCTCCTGTTATACCTTCAGTCTGTCTAATGAATGTAGCATCATCAGGATCATATACTTCCAAACTAGCAAGCTGTGCTTCTAATAAAGTAAGTGTCGATATTCTTTCGACATTAGAAAGTCTATTTTCTAGATTACGCAAGTCTTCCATCTTAAATCCACGATTGTCGTATCGTGTTACATTCAAATCTTCTTCATTGAACGTAAATGGATTTAATGAAATATTATAAAGAGGCATGTCTTTTCTAGGTATTCCTGTAGGCATTTCCATTTCATATGAAGAAGCACCCTGATGATAACCTAACGTTCCTGCAGAAGTTAGTGTCAGTACGTCATTTCGTGGTAACCAGTACTTTGCAGTTCCCACTGAAAGTGTCGATTGGTTTTTAGGAAGATCCTCAATACGTGCAATACCGCCAGAAAAAGTTTCATTTGCAGGATTTTGCAAAGGTCTCATGTCAATAACATCTGCTAAGTGAATAGTTTGATTCAATGTTGTAGTATATTTTGGTATTTCGCTAAAGGTAACATCACCATAAGATGCAGCCCCTGCAAAATATCCTGTTCCTGAAGGTGTACTATGCTCAAAGTATTTGTATTGTACTGTCACATTACCTGCAGGTGCAGCAACTCCTGATTTTAAAGTTCCTTTTCCTGGGCCATAAAAGTTATCTCTCTGACCATTATCTAAAACAAACTTGTAAGTAATATCTTCATTTGTTGTTGCATCAGTGATTTTATAAAATCTAAAAATATCGGCTTTGGCGAGAGTAAACACACCGCTACTTAAGGCAATAGTTTCAGACTCCCAATCATTTGCAGCCGTACTAGGCTTTAAAGATTTATTCTTACGAGTAAGAGTTTTATTCTGATAAGCAATCACATGCCCTGCACCATTAGCAGGTCCAGAGATTGTTGCTTGTGTATTGCCTCCACTTAACACCACAGTTGGAGTAGTCAACTCTCCATCACCGTCTACCTGATAAATCCAATCATCAGTTTCTGTGAAAGTATCAGAACCTGCATTGATTACCACAGTTGCCGCCGATTTGTTTGTTGTATATACAGTACCAATAACTGCTGTCACAGATGATACTTCTTGAACTCTGGAATTAGGAAGTCCAAATAAAAGATTATTTTCTTCTTTATTATAAACATCATATCTATTCTGAATAGCTTTTAAGTTAGCATAGTTAGCAGCATCAACACCAATACTTCTAATATCACCAATACCGTTAGCAGAAGGATTTGTCAACTGTATATCAAACAGATGAATACGATAATCAGACTGTGCTGTATACAAGCCTCTTACACGTGCAGTACCAATATTACTACCACCCCTATCTACAGCAGTGTAGAGGTTTACTTCAGTGACATCTTCAATATATCCAACCAATCCATATGCACTATCAGCAACAACATAGTTACCAATATTAGCGCCAACCTTTTCAGTAGTCTTTACTTTAAGATCTGTAATAAGACTTCTAGGTTTTTCTACACGAATGGGTAAATTGAAATCCCTTTCAACACGTGATCCATTAACAAATGCTGTACCGCCCGATACTTTAAAACTTAAGAAGTCATCGTCACTATCTTTTTCTATAGTTAAGTCAAACTCGCCTGAAGAACTTTGCTCAATAAAGTTACCTGTTTGAGAAAAGGTTCTTGCGTCAATAAGGTTTCCTATCTTAGATAGGATTTTATCAGGTGTTTTTACAAGAGAAACTTGTCCGTTACGAACTCTATATACTTCGTAAAATGTATCACTAGCAACAATAGTATCTTTTGTTGTCAAAGTTAAAACAATTCTAAGACGATCTGCACCAGGAGATGTTAAGTTAGGTGTGCTTCCTGAGTTGTCAAAAAGTGCAATATTATCTGCAGTAGTGACAACATCTTCTGTCACTTTAAATCCTATAACTCCTGTGAAGTTGGGGGAGTACTTTGAGAGAACTAATGTCTGAGCCTCAACCATAACTAGGTGATTGGCGGCAAACGTGTCGAACTGTGGAACTTCAGCAATAGATGCTTTCCCAACAGCATCGTTGACAGACTGAATGGTGACATTACCTAAACTTGTAGTAAGGGTTGTACCTGCAATAAAAGGTTTAGAAACAGTAGTATTGGTTGGTGTTGCTGCCCCGCCAGCTTGACCTTTTGTCATTTTCACAAATAGAGTATCAGGATCACTACCTGCAGCAGGTAGTACCTCTTTTACGATTGCAAACAGATCTCCATCATTTATTTCAGTACCTTTTAGTTGAGCATAACCAACAGGTAAAGAGTTAACCTTAAGATAAGTATATGAGAATGCATTAACGCCTGAGGCTAAGTTACCACTATTATTGAAAATGGCACCTTCATTAACAATGAACTTAGAAAGCCGACTTAGTTCTTGTTGAATAATAGTCTGAGACTGTGTTAGTTCACGTGCTTGTAGTGCTCTTCCGTTATTAAACAGAACACGATGGTAATGATCACTATCTCTGAAATCATCATTGTATTCGCTTAAAAATGTTGTACTAGTGAGATTAGTAGCCATGGTTTACCCTTAAAGTTTAATAACGATTTTAATATCTTCAGTTTGGTCAGCGTCTCTTGCAATCTTTGCCTGATTATTTAGGAACAACAAATCACCTGAGAATACGTCTATATCTGGTTCAACCCTATCACCAACAGTAAACGATCCTGTTTTACCTGAGATTGTTACTGTCTCACCAGTTCTAAATGGCGTGAAACCAGTTTCTTCATCTTGATGATACCATATAGTTGCGGAGTCGTCAAAGAAATCGATCCATGCTTGAGCATTACTATCACCGTTTACAGTAACATCATCTGCCCATGATAGTCCACCTGTAATAGGTGCTGTCAATACAAGTTGCTTAAGACCAAGACCTTCAGTAAGTTGGAACTTAGTTCCTGCTGCAGAGTCTAAAAGATTTTTTAGAAGACCAACTTGACGATATTCATTATCTACAATCCATTTATTATTAACATTACCTTCAGGTTTGATGTTGAACATCATGTTAGTAGATCTTAAATCCGTTCTTGCATCTGCCCCTAGTCCACCTTCAGGTGCCAAAATAGGGTATACTTCTGCATTGATACCTGATGTTAAGTTAGTCTGATCTACTCTAACAGAAGCTTTATTGTAACTTGATCCTAAGACAGATGCAATGGAAACAAAAGCTCTGTACCCACAGTGTCACTATCTCCAACTTGAACTGCTGCTAGTTTACCTGTAGCATCAAGTATTCCATGTGCTTTAGCACCACTACCATCACCAACAACTGTAAGAGTAGGGGCAGCAGAGTACACACCTGTGTTTGGGTCTACTCTATATCCAATAATCTGACCATCGATTGCAGCATTCTGTACAGCAAGTTGAGGTGCTTCAGGGTCTGTTGGTTCTGCAGAATCTACAAACTTAACTGGCATAAAGTTGGAAGTTAAAAATCTGTTTGCATCTGCAGTTGTAATAGTGTACAAATACTTCCAAATATATCCATCAGTTTCCACTGGCAAAGATGTGTTTGTATGATCAGGAACAAACTGTGACACAACAGCCGAACCAAAGCTATTTTTACCTTGACGAATACACACATACACGTTATTATCAGCAGTTCTTACATAGTATGCAGGAGTTGGTTGACCCACAATATTATCATTAAAAGCAGGATAAACTGTGTTGGTTGTCCAATCAGTTAATGGAACAACAAAAGAAAACGCTTCAACAGCTTTCACAGATTGAAGATTATACCTAAATAAGCGGCGGTCTCTTTCAGTATTACTTGGGTTTACAGTAACATCAGTAGCAGCACCTGTTTGCCAAATCTGAGAGTGTCCTACACCAATGTAGAAATAGTTGTCAGAATCTCCAGGGGTTGTACCTTGGTTCTCATCAAAGATTTGCTGTGCAAACTGTCTTTTTAATTTATCTGTAATAATTGCTGGCATTGTCTATTTCCTATACGACTGCGTATCCATAACCACCAATGATATTCCAACCATTGGAACCATCCCAAATAAGTTGTGCTGTATCTAGTGGATCAAATTCTATACTAGTTCCTTGTGCAAATGTAGCAGGTGTTAATGTTACTGTTCCAGATCCACCCCCACGTCTTGCAAATATTTTTATTTCGCCATTAACTGTACCATTAGCTAATGTAACTGTACCTGAAGAACTACCAGTTAATGACACAAATCCTGCACTAGGAGGTGCTGCAGCACTATTAGCTGCAGTTGCATAACTCATGGCAGCTTTGCTTATTTTTACAGATCCAGTTCCTTTTGAAACCAAGTCTAGATTTATATTTGTATCAGATCCTATAGCTTCGACAATAGGTGCTGTACCTGCAGCCTGATCAGATATTTTAACATTATTTCTACTAGGGCTAAATGTATCCGTAAAGGATAATACTGCATTCCCAAGAGAGTCTGCTAAATATTCATGAACTCTAGGTCTTTGTACAACAGGAGAACTTATAGTTTTATTCGTAATAGTTGCTGAGTTGTTATTTAAAACAAGAGTATCACTATCAGTTAGACTAGGCACATTAAGATTATGATTTGCAGTTAAAGAACCTGTAACAATAGAGTATTTGTGACTTGAGTTATCGTCAAATATCTGCATATTAAGTAGTGATGGATTGTTTAGTTGTGCGCTGTCCAGAGTTTTATTACTCATAGTCTGAATGGCAGTATCTATCAAAACTGTTCCTGATGAATCTGGTAAGTCAATATTAACTTCAACATTACCACCAACAGCACCTAATTTAGTACGTGCTGATGTACCTAAAATATCTAATCCACTGTCTGTAAGTTGTGATGTACCTGCACCAATATTAGATCCACCTAAAACGTTGTATAGTTCTGTGAAGTTGGCATTGATCTTTATACCAGTAGTACGTAACGTATCTCCTGTTCTGTCATTCGCAGAAAGACCTGTATTGATTGTTTGTTTCGCCATAACTTACTCTCTAGCTTGATTTATATTATTTATACATGTTGGAATGGATAATGTGCCGAATCTGCAGCATTATCTGAGTCGAATAATGTTGAGAACTTACCACCATCCATAGTAGATTGTACTGTAATGACACCATCTGAATCTTGGTCCATAGTGAGAACCAAACCATTTGCAGAGTCATCCATAAATGTGCCTGAAAGACCCAAGATGTTATAAGCATCTCTATCAGCATCCAAGTCTTGGATTTGAATCTCACCAAGGTCTCTGAACTCAGTTCCTGTTGCAAAACGTCTAATGCCTGTGGCACTGTCTGCTAGAAGAAGTGTCATGGAAGTTTCTGCTTGCATACTCATCGCAGCGATTTCTTCTGAAACAACTTGTTCAGTTATAGGATCACCAATCTCATCCTGATCAATGGAAAGACCTATATCATTAACAAGTTCTAATAAAAGTTCTGAACCAAGATATACACCTGCAGGATGAACAAATAGTTTATAGGTGTCAACCCAATCTTTAAGGGGAAGACCAATCCTAATCAAAACAGACATAACTTGATATAGTTTATCATCAGTAATAAACTTACGTGATTCAGGACCGATAACAGAAGCAAACTCTTTTATTTGTTGTCCACCTGTATTGATGCTATCCTGTTCATAATCAATAGCAGGACCAACTTTAAATATATCTTTTTTTGGATATAGTATCTGTGGATCTTCTCCAAAGAATCCTCTAAAGAACTGCTCAATACTATACTTAGTGCCTTTAGATCTATAAAGAGTATTTGAAAACTTAATAGCTTCTCTTTTATTTAAGAACCCACCAAAGTATGCTTGACCTAGAAGAAGTTCGTCCTCAAGGTATTGCAATAACTTATCAGGAACTTGTGTAGCATCTCTAGAAGAATATAATCTTTTTATTTGACCAGATGGGTTGTCTGCAGAATCCATAAACTCATAATACGCTTCAAACAAAGATTTGATATTCGGAAAATCTTCTTTGAAATATTCTGGCAATACATTATCAATCTCATTTTTAAAGAGATTTAAGTCTGTGCGATTATTGTCGAGTAATGTTTTATCTTGCTTTGACATTAGTTTGTTGCACTTACACTTACAGCAGTTGTGGTTGATCTATCAGTATCAAAGTTCAAAATCTCATTTCTTGTAGGAGCCAATGCACTTTGATTAGCTGGTACAGCAGCTAGTTTGATAAATGTTAACCCTGCTGATATACTTGTTGGATTAAAATAGTTGACAGTAACTACCCCTGTTGCAGGGTTGAAGTTACCAATGTTATCTATTATCACAATATTACCTGCAACAGAAATAATTTGAATAATATTAGAACTTAGTTTATTTCTAAGTACACAGGTTTGTGCCTGAAAGGTAAATTCATTACTAGTAATAATATACACATCATCATCAGGTGCAGCAATAGCTACAGGATATTGTAACTGTTGACTAATAGAAACCTTTGTTTCAGAAAGTTTTGACCTAATAGTGGTAGTATTCTCTCCTGACAAACTATTCAACACCATGAAGTTTGCAGCATCATTATATCTTTGACTTACAACTAAATCAACAATCTTATTAATATCATCATTAGAAGTAGCATCTACATCTAAAAGTAAACTATTAATAACAGAAATCAGAGTAGGTGCTGTGGGAGTGAACCTCTGTTGCATTCTAATGTTTGCTCTAGAAGACAGAATAGAAGTGGACGATTCATCTACAAGGGATAAGACATTTGATCTTCTAAAAGCTTGTTTAAATCCACCAGTGTTGTTAGCAAAATAAGAAGATATTGTAGTGTTAACTTGGCCTTGAACAGCATTCAAAGTTAAATCTGTGAGTTTGGGGTTGAACTGGAAGAAAGTGTCCATCTCAATAAATGTTTCTATTGGATCAATAAATCTAATGTTGAATGATACTATAGAAAGTTGTGCCGCTAAGTTTCGTATTGCTTGCTTAGTGCTTGCTATTGTAGCTGCAGTCACATCATCTTCAAATAAGATTGATATGTATACTGCACCAAACTCAGGTTCCACTGCTTCTTCCCCACCCCATGATGCAATGTCTTCAATAAGTGTAGAATAACTTTGTAGGATTAAAGACGAATAGTCTTCTGCAGTAACCATACGGTTCTGAGTAGCATATTGGAAAGGAGCATTCTTACGAATAGATTCGATAGTTTCCTTTTCATCACCACCAATAGAGTTGACATATGTTATCACATTTATATCAGAGGTTATAACTCCTGACGTAAACTGAGAAACAGGAGTGAATACAGTAGCATTATTGGCAGTTTTTCCCTTTACCGATAGATATTCAACTTCAATACGATTACCTGCCTGTGGTGCTATGCCAAATGTCTCACCATCACCAAAGGATAGCTCAAAATATCCATTAGGAGATTCTTTTAGAATGTAAATGGTAGAGTTAGAACTAATAGATGTAGCGTTTACAATGTTTTGATACGTGGTAAAATCTACTGAGGTAGCACTAGTATAGACTTTTATGGTAACAGTATCAGCGTCTAAAGTGCCATCAGGAATAATGTAAACAGGATTATCTTCATACTCGCCAACCAAAAATGTTTTAGTTTTTAGTGTTCCCTCAAAAATAGAAATACGATTGGAACCTTCATTGGTTTTAAACTCATAAAATCCTGTACCATCATCAGTTGCAGTAAAAGACTCTACGGTTTGAAATGTGTATGATATATCGTCAACATTTGAGGTAAACTGTGTGTATGCAGGTAGAGATACTGTTTGCTCACGTCCTGCTGCAGTAGTATTAAATGTAAGTCTAACCTTTGCCTGTGATGCAGTATCTGTATCGGGAACATATCCAATACCTTCAGATAATGATACGACTGAACTTCTCAACTGTGCAGTTGGGAGATACGACTCGTTTANNGACTCGTTTAAAGCAAAGTTTGCAATCAAAGCATTTAAGTGCGTGTTATATGCCAACACATCAAGAATATTTGACAATCCTGATGCCTCAAAGTTATAGTCTTTGAATTCGTCTTTATTAGCAAGATAATCTTTTAGATTACTCTTGATATTATTAAAGTCTAAGGCTGATGATTTAATCGTTGTTGCCATTTATCTTAACCTTGATAGTGAAGTTGTGAATGTTACAACTTCTTCTGTGTTTATAATCTGAAACTCTATGTAGATACTTATAGAGTTTCTTTCCTCTTGATAGCTTACCGACACTTCTCTTACAATCGCTCTTGGTTCATAAGCATTGATAGCTCTTATTATATTTTCACGTGTTTCTTCTTCAACGTCATCATCAGAAGTTCAAATAAAAGTGCTCTTATATTACCACCATAGAAAGGCTCAAAAGGCTTTTCAAAATAGTCTGTCAAAATAAGATTTTTTACAGCTTGCTTTACAGCAGCCGCTTCTTTTTTAACAAATATTTCTCCATTTGGTTTAGCAGTGAAAGACAGATCTATATCTCTGTATTCCTTACGTCTACCACCGATTAAAGTAGATTGACTAAGATTACCATCTTCTTTTGCTAATACTCTATTGGTTGCCATTAGGTCTTCTCTATTTTACTGTTATTTATAATGATTTTGCGAAGGAAACATCAAAACCTGCATTCCAAGTTCCTGCAGATCCTGCACCACCCTGTCTCCATGTACTCTCATCATAATGAATAAACGAAGGATAACCACCAATACCAGGGCGTATTCCTTTTGCTTTTGCATTGCGCACAAGAATACGAATATAACGTTGATACAAGGAAAAGTTTTGTGATGGATTGACTCTCTTTCCTGCCAACAATAAGAAGTGATCTGCAGCCTCTCCTTTTGGATGATTTTGAGTTCCAGTATCCCTTTTGGCTCTACCGCCATTTGAAGTTATCTGTGCAGTATATTCTTGTCCAAGTTCACGAACAGCAGCCGCAATCGCATCAACTATATTTTGATTAGGCCAATTTATTCGGTCTGGTCCTCTAGAGTGAGTTACAACACCATCACTTGGTGGAATAGCAGACTTTTCTATCGCACGTGCTTCTAATGTTTCAGTATCTTCTAACAAGCATTCTATTAGCTCACCTTCAGATAACAACTGTCTATTATATTCGGTAGAAACTTTTCTATCAAATCTTCCTGTCCAGTTGTTATCAAGATCAGGCATTATTAAAATAAGTCTTGCCTTTAAAACAGGCTGATCGTTTTTACACTCTAAAGTATCATATGACAAAATCATTTCATCAAAGAAACTCACATCCTTTACATACTCTGCAATATCAAACAAATCTAAGTTGTTTTCTGCACCGCTTTGATCCACCACTTTGTATACAACAGCCTTGCCTTTAGCTTTTAAATCGTTTATACTTTTTGGTGTTATTACTTCAGATGGACCAGGTTTGTAGATACCCTCTGATACAACTAGATTTATACCTTTAAACCTATCGGTATTAGCTTGCACCTTTTTTAAAATAAGACTGTGCAGGTATAGGTTTCTAGCAAGCTCTCTTTTCACAGACAAAGACTTAATGAACTTAAGGTTTGTCGCATCCTCTGATCCCAAAAACTTTGCTATGGTAATGTTGTCAGACAACTTAGTTTTTATAGTAATATCATCTTGCTTCAGAGGATTGTACTTATCTTCAGGAACAATACTTACTACATTGTTTTTGGGTATATATGTTGCAGCAAGTCTAGGTGAGTAAATACTTACAGGCTTATTACCTAAGATAGGAGTAGACTCTTGCTTTACTGTTCTACCAATCCGTTTAGGAGTTGGATTATTATATTCAGAACAAATAAGATTTTCTTTAAGTAGTTGGCCCATAAACTGAGTGTTGCCTAAGTTAGCAGCATCTCGTAGCTTTGATCTAGCCTTAGCAGTAGTCATATCTCCTGTAGAAATACCACCATAATCTTTTGACTTGTCGATAAAGTTCTTTAAGTAGTCACCCTTGTCAATGATCACCTTACGAATACCACCTGCTGCCTTAAGCAAGTATGTAAGAACATTTGTCGAAGTAGGCGTAGTGATAGTAGGAGTCGCAGTATTAGTAATACTACCTGCAGTTCCTTGGGAAGCTTCCCCATAGTTTTGAGACTGAGTTACTGTTGAAGTAGTCGCAGTTCCATCTAGATCTCCATGGAATGTCGGGGCAGTGACACCTTTATCAAACACAGCGCCATTACCTACAAAGTCAACAGCAGTGCCACCTATGACTCCACTACCACCTTGTACAGTCATATTTTGTGCTGAAGCAGTCACGTTGTCTGAAGCGATATTAATATAGTCCTGTGAGGTGATGTTCATTTCAGCACTAGAGAATAATCCAACATTACCATTCACATTATAATCAAGATTACCCTTGACGTTGTGTTGATGCCCACCCAAAAACACATCTGTGACTAGACCAGTTGAATAGGTTGTTATTGGACCTGTAACAGAAGTCTGTGATCCGTTACCAACATTCTTTTCTTCTGATCCCTTTATGGTCTCTACCTTGTTACCATTTACAGTAACATTATAATCTAAGCAATCAACGTTAAACTCTCCTACAACCTTTATGTTTAGGTTGCCTTTATATACCAGTTGTGCATCACCTTCAACGATAACATCATTTGTACCACCTATGACTTCTACTTTTTTATTCTTCGTGCTAATGATAATACTACCATCAGGAGATAGTTCTATACCGCTACCCTCAAAGTGCTTTATAAGGATGCGTTCATTACCATCAGTATCATCAACTTCCCATACATGACCCTTCTCAGATCTAGACACTTGATTTTTGCCATAGTCTGATGATATCTTATCACCTGAGGCTATTTTCATTCCATCGTATTGCGCAAAAAATTCTAGATCGTTTCTAGCAACGCCTCTTGCTTCTTTTGCAATATTACTTGAAAAGAAATATCCTGTCTCAGGATACTTGCCTGTAGGATCTTCAGGAAGATTTGAAACCTTATCAGACGCTCTACGATCAATGGATTCTTGAGGAAGTGATGATAGATTATTTGGATATTCAATAGCCATACTAGTTTCCTAAACCATCTATTATTTGTTTTTGTGTTAAAGGTGGAGACTTTCTTGGATCATAGTCTTTTACATTTTCTTTTCCAAACCAAATCTTTGCAGTATTTTGCACATCCCACCATGGAGATTCTGTTGTACTTAGAATGTCATATAATGCCAATGTCTGTATACCAGGTTTTACATTGTAAATAGCTTCCATAACCTTCTTTACAGTTTTTATTTGTGTTGAGTTTACCTTCCATTCAAGTTCTTCAAGAGCAATCAATATGGTTCTTTCAGAATGATCAGGTAGTTCACCATAATATATTCCTGTACCCTTTATCTCTAACGGTCTACCTCTATACAAAATACCTGCTTGATCTATGAAAAAATGAGGCTCTAATCCTTGATTATAATCGTTAACAAATACTTGGTGATAGCCTTCAACAGTACCCTTCCCGTCAGAAGCAAATACATTCCATGCTTCCCAAACCATTTGAGTAACATCTCTTTTTAGATTTGCTACTTCCGTTTCAACTTCTGATATGTCTTCAACAGGATCGAATATTTTTGTATTAATGTTTGTTGTATTTTCTCTCCAAACATTGATATAGTTATCAGTTCTTTTTGTGGGTATGTCTACGCTAACTGCAGTTGGTTCTAATGCCTTAGACGCTCTGTTATCTATTTTAAGTATAACTTCTCGCAAATCTGCATCTGATCTATCAGAGTATTTTTTTAATATAGAAACAGATTTATCTATATTACCTTTTTGTCTAATCTCTACAATATCCTTCATGTCATCAGATGGAATGGCATATAAAACGTTTCCTTTTTTAGCAACAGATCCCAAGAGATTTTCTGTTGATTGAAAAGTTTTCTCGACTAAGTTCTCAACCAATCCTGAAAATCCAGAAAAAGAATTATTTACTAGTTTGCTTAAAGACGATACTTGACTTAGAACTGTGCCAGAAGCCAATGATGATAATCCTTTAGATGTGTTTAAAACGTCTCCTAGTACGTTATCAAGTATGTTATCTCTTGCAAGTTCTGTCGCAACATTATCTCCAACAATATTTGTTATCTCATTTGAACTTGCTGTAGTTGTTGACTTAACAACCTCTGCCAAAGCCTCAGGGAATGGCGCAGAGATAGCAACATCTAAAAATCCATTTGCCGAAAGTCTACTATCTCCTGTAATGGTGGACAGATCTGTAGCATCAGATCCAACTTTTTTTATTAGTTCATCTTTCTTGGCACTAGCATCTAACTGCACTACACCAACTTTCTTTTTTATCTGATTGGGAACAGATCCATTAACACCTGATATTATGTCTCTATCAGAGCTAGTGACACTTTTAAATCCCCCTGATGTAGAGTTATCAGGTTTATATTTAAAGCTAAATGCTGTGTCAAAAACTTCATTCAATATATTAGTATTTTCACTAGAGGATTCTAGATCTAATAATCTTTCTATAGCATTGATACCGTCTTGCAACTTCTCCTTTGGTAATGACATTAACCCGCTCCTGACGATATTAAGTTGTTTTCTGCAGATGCCCTTAAAGAAGCTTGGTATCCATCATATGCTTCTCTTGCTGCCAAAGGTCTTCTAGGATAGCCTTCTTCAGCAGCCCTTTCATATCTATGAAAGAAATGGTAGGTAGAGTTCAAATCATTTTTTGGGCCATCAAAGTTAGCTATATTGGCAGGGTTACTTAAATGATCCCAACACCTATGTGTGCGATTTGTTTTCATATCAAATATGAGGAACTTTAACTGTAAGAATAAATCATACGGATCTTCGTTTAGTTCTGAAGCATATGCTTCTACACTTTGCCACCTTCCCCATTTAGAGTTCCACTGAGCTATACCTCTCGAATCTTCTATTTCGTTTTGAAGTTTAGCATTCGGATCAAAATTACTTTCAACCTCTAAGTTTCCGCACACTCCTGCAGCAGCTTTTATTGGTAGACCATTACTAACTAAAAAGTCCATAACAAGAACCCTTAACTCTGCAACCTCTGCATTTCCGTTCCTGTATATTTGCTTTTGCTGTTCAGTAACAATAACTCCTTCTTTACCAATGTTCTTTGTGTTTAGAAGATCAACTCTTCCACCTTCAGCAGCCGCTCTAACCTGTGGTGAAGATGGTTGTTCGATATGACTCATAGATCCAAGTATGATAGGATTTTGAGAAGTCACTCCATCTAAAAAGAAACCGAATACTAATGCGCTATTCTTTAGTTGAGGTATTTTACCTACGCCAGATACACCACCTTCTGTAGTCGGCAACATCGTTTCTGCCCAAGGTAAGTATTTGTTTTCAACTTCTTCAGAGTGAATGCCATATATTCTAACTTGAAATCTGCCAGCCTCATCAGGATCTTGACCACTGATAATCCTACCTACAAACCATCGGATATTGTCACCATAATATTCGTTCATTCTTGAATACTCCGACTTGCAAGTTTACTTAAGTTTAAGGCTACTGTATGTCTTTCCCCAACAACATCGAAGCAATGACGTTTGGATAGTATTACAAAATCCCCAGACCTCTTTTCATCGATTGTGGTGTTTGTCTTAATATCAGTATTATTTCTTTTTACGTTCATACTAACTTGATGCCCAACACAAGTTTTTATACTGAAACCGAACAGTAATCCTGGCATGTTTATCGAATATATATTTTTCATCAAATGGCTAATAACACTTTTTCTTATCATAGTATATATTTCTGCTGCAGGATATGCTTCTTGACTGAAACCATTAGTATCATTATATGGCTGTGAAGTAACTCTGGTTACTATTTTAGCATTATAATCAGTAATAGATTTATTGTCAAACTGTAATGGATCTGCAATAAACTTTTTATCAAAGGCAATAAAGTTTTGTTCTTTTGGAAACAGTTCAGCTTCTGCTAGTCTAGCAAACCAATCTCCCATGTCTATATGAAACTTAAATGGAGAACCAGTAGTAGCATTGACAGAGTTATATTGAGATCCCATACCACCATCTAGTGCGATCTCTAAAGTGTTTTCTAATAATCCCAAATCCAAATTAGTTATATTCACAGCCTGTGATTCAATATCACTTTGAACAGTATTGAACTGATCATACACAAAAGGTCTATCCTTATTGAAAGATTCTTCTTGTATTATTGTTTGTAAGTCGGTAAGATAAAACTTATTGTCGATAACAGAGGAATAGAAAAAGAATGGTAATCCGCTCTCTGTAGTCATTTTACTTAAGACAGTATTAATGGCGCTCAAAGGATCTTGAAAAGGCACAATGTATCTAAATGCTTGTTGAAAAGAAGGAACTTTGCTTTCTATAACAACCTCTCTACCAAGCTTGTCTTTCGCAATAGCAGATATGATTTCTTCACCAGTTCCAGTATATGCCTTGCTAAACCTAATAAGATCATTGTAAAACTTTATATCTTCTATTAAAGCCATTGATAGAAAAGATGATTGATCGTTAGTCTTTATATTATCAGTGATTTCTTCGATTATAAAAGTTTTTGTTATTATCCCTGATGATCTATCAGGAGTCTCAAACTCAACAACAATCCTTTCAGTACCTACAAGGTCAGCCACCCTATAAATGTCTAGATCATCTTGAATGACTATACCACCTGTTAGGAATCCTTTAGACAAATCTTCATATATATTAACCTCAACAACAACGCCAGACCTACCATTCCCTGCAAGGAATAGGGGTTGATTGTAGCGATCTGCTTCCAATCGAATGCTAATAATCTTAAGCTGTTCTGCTGATACTAGTGGAGTTGCCATTTAACTTCTCAATAGTTTTTGAAATTCACTGCTTACCTGTGCTGCAACACTTGGCGTAAATATATTAATGTTTCGTAGTTCATTGTTTGTGTCTATCAGCCTATCTAGATATGTGACAGGTATTTTATTAAGTTGTCCAACTTCGTTATTAACACCACCACTAACGTTAATATTTAAATCAACGATATTTTGATCAGTGTCAGTATAATATGCAGCAGCATTATATTGCAAAGTACTATTAGAAGTAATAAGACTTCTGACTAGATCATCATCCCACAACAATACATTGGGCTGATTCGGTTGCGTGAAAATAGTGGTACTATTAGGTAGCGTGAAAGAAGATATTTGTGCAGTTGCTGTTGCCTGTGTTCCATTTGCAATATTTGGTTCTGATATGGTTATTGTTGGAGCACTAGTAAACTCTTCACCACCTGTCAATACAGCTATTGATTGTATTGTTTGAGAAGTAAGTATAGTATCTCCATCAAGATAGGTCATAATTGCTTGCGCAGTTGCACCCTTACCACCGCCACCCGATATGGTTACTGTGGGTGGAGACGTGTAACCACTGCCCCCATTAGTCAGTGTTATTGACTTAACATCAACAATAGGTTTAACTGTAAGTTGACCAAGATCATAGTTCTTCTCTAATATTTTAGCCTTAAATGCTGTTCCAAACTCATCAAGATCAGATCTATCAGCAATAGTGTCACCGATATAAAACTCTCCATGCATTCGTGCCGTGGTATTAATTACTCTATTAGGATAAAAAAGCTTTGCAGCATCATAAACCTCTAGACTACTCATGGGCCAGCCTTGCTTACGAAGATCAGAGTTCAATAAGAAAAACGTCCAATAAAAGTCAGAGGTTCCATATAACTCATATGAAAGAACATCAGGTCTTTGACCATCTTGAATATAATACTTTTCATAGAAGGACGCATCATCAGCTATTTGATCGATGAGATCAATATAAGTCGTAAGGTTGTGGAACGTAGTATCAAATGTCTCATTACCAAAGTTATAAGCCACTGTGGGAAAGTTTCTAAAAAATGACATATTATCCTGCCCCTGCTGATATTACATAGTCTGGATTATCTATTGCAGTAACCTCACTTATAATATCTCTCTTAGTCAATGCTCTTTCTTCTACAAACGATAGTGAGATGTCTGTTTCTTGGAAGTTACCATCCTTGTGAAAAGCCATGCCTGTCGCATTATACACAACATCAACGTTAGCCAAGAAAGATGGTAATATCTTAGTTGCAACTCTTTTGTTGTCATAGAACATTTTTATGTTGAACTTACTAGGAAATCTCAGTGCCGCATTCAATCCCTCATCAGAAGTATCAGGATACATTTCTTCTCTAAAGAACTGAACTATCTGTTTGACTTCCTCTGCCTCTACTTGAGAAGTTGGAATCATTTTAAATGTAAATCTAAACTGCCTAACACCAATGCCTCTGAGAGTAGATCTTCTATTAGGGTTCAACGCAATACCTGTTGTGGTTTCAATAGCACCTTGAACTTCAGGACTAAGTTTACTAGATAAACGAAGTGCCGCAACCTGTGCGCCCTCACTCTTAAGTCCTACATTGAAAGCCTCTTGTATTGAAGCAAAGTCTGGTGTGATATTATTTTTTATCGCATTAAGGATCGTTTTACCACTAGCATTTGGATCTCCCAAAGCTTTTGCTGCTGCAGAACCTATAATACCTAGATCAACATTAGTGTATTCAATGTTATCCTGAAACTGTAAGGTTGAAGGTAAATACATTGTAGCCTTACGCCCACTACCAACACGTGCAGGTATATTTCCTCTGACTGTTTTTTGTTGTCCTTTGAATCCTGTTTCAGGCTGTGTTGCACGTTCTCTATTAGTTGTTTGAGAAGCCGCTTCAACCAATCCACTAAATACAGTTTCAGGCAATGTCTTATAGTTCTCTTGAATAGCCTCAAAAGTTATCCGACCTTTGTAACCGTCATCTTCTAGAGGAAACTTAAAGTTCTTTTTGATTTGATTTACTCCATTTACGGAAGTTCTAAGGACCATGTTGCCTACCTAAATATAAAAAAGTTTCTATTATTTATAAGGTATCTATGGCATATTCTGGCAAGTATAATGTTAAAAACCGTTCTAAGTACAAGGGAGATGCTGATAAGGTAGTCTTTAGATCTCTTTGGGAAAGAAATGCGTTCAAATGGTGTGATGATGCAAAGGATATTGTTGCATGGTCTAGTGAAGAAGTTGTGATACCTTACTTCTATGAGGTTGATAAAAAGTACCATAGATACTTCATGGATCTTAAGATTACTTATAAAACTGGTAAGACAGTTCTAGTTGAAATAAAACCTAATAAAGAAACTGCACCACCTAAGTTCAATGGTAGAAAGTCCAAAAGATATATTAGTGAAGGAATGACCTATGTAAAGAATATGAACAAGTGGGCTGCTGCACAAAACTATGCTGCAGATCGTGGTTGGGGATTTCAAATATGGACTGAGAATGAACTCAGTGCCATGGGTATTTTACCTAAACCAAAGAAAACCATAAAGCCCTTGAAGCCACTACGTAAACCTAAAAAGAAATAGTATACTCACCCACCTCAAAGACCTCTCTTTAATTATATACATTTTTAATGATTCGTCAACCCCTAAAATAGATATAAATAACACTATGGCAGATTTATTTAAGAACTTAGAAATAGAAGCGTTTCGTGCAGGTATCACCCCTAGAACAAAAGAGTCTAGGGCTTGGTTCCGTAAACGTCTAAGCGGTATTCGTAAAATGAACCGTAGTGATGTAATGAAAGATGATTCATTAAAGTTAGTCAACAGGCAACTAGTTGGATCAATGCAGATGTTTTTCTATGACCCAAAGCATAAAGACACGTTACCCTACTATGATGCATTCCCTTTGACTATTGTGATTGGTCCTGCCAAAGGTGGGTTCCTTGGTTTGAACTTACATTACCTACCAATGGCACTTAGAGCAAAGTTCTTGGATGCTCTGATGGATGTGACAACTAACGACAAGTTCAATGAAAGCACACGCTTTGACGTAACCTATGATATGCTAAAGTCTGCTGCAAAATACAAATACTTTAAACCTTGTGTAAAGCATTACTTGACAACTCATGTTAGAAGTCGGTTTGCTAGGATACCTGCACCTGAATGGGAAATCGCAACGTTCTTACCCACTGCTTCTTGGCAGAAGGGAACAGGTACGCAAGTGTACAGAGACTCTAAGAGGATGATTTAATGGCTAGTGTCGATCAATTAAAAAGCTTAGTGTCTAGAAAAGATGGTATAGCAAGTCCGAATGTATTCAGGGTTAAGCTACCAACAATCCCTGGTGCTACCTCCGAAGAAGTAAACTTGCTCTGTAAGGACGTTATATTGCCCGGTAAGCAGGTTCTGACGAATGAACGCAGGATTGGTATGCAAATGCAAAAGGTTCCTTATGGGTATGCCGTTACAGACATTTCCATGACTTTTCAAGTTCTAAATGATTATGGTATCCGAAAGTACTTTGATACTTGGCAAAGTCTTGCTGTAGATCAGGATGGTCAGACAGCAGGATATCTCAGGGGCAAAGAAGGGTATGGGAAGCAGATTGTGATTGAACAGTTGAAGAAAGGTATTGGTCTTCCTGTCTACTCCACACCTCTTGGCATTCCTAAACTACCATCAGAAATACAGAATAGATTACCTAAGTTTGGTCCTATTGATCTCGCACAAGGTCAGTTCGACTTGGACTTTGTAACAGGTGATGATGTAATATATTCGTGTACGTTGTTTGATGCATTCCCTACCACCATGAACGACATTCAGTTGAACAATGATGTTGATGGTGTCGTGGAGTTGAATGTGCAGATGTCATATACAAAATGGATTCCAAATGAAGTTGAAGCTACAAGTAATATAGAAAAGTTTTTGACAACTCAAATAGGAACAGCAATAGGAAGAGTATTTAATTAAAGGATGAAATGAATGGCACTACCTAAACTAAATGATAAACCAAAATATGAACTTGTTATACCTTCGTCACAACAGGCAGTTAGATTTAGACCATATCTCGTAAAAGAAGAGAAGGTCTTGATGTTAGCAATGGAGAGTGAGGATCAAACACAGGTCTTCAATGCTATTGCAGATACTATTGAAGCTTGTGTCGAAGAACCAATAAGCAAAAAAGCACTGACTAGTTTTGATGTTGAATATATGTTCGTCAAAATCAGATCTAAGTCGGTAGGAGAAAATATAGAACTCAAACCTAAGTGTGAACATTGTGAAGCAGAAAATGAAGTAAAGATTATTCTTGATGATATAACTTTGGATATGCCTGATGTTGATTATGTTATAAAGTTAAACAACGATATTAGTATTAGGATGCAGTATCCGACATACCTTAGTATTATGGATTTGGCTAGTCTTGATGTGAAGTCTAATACAGAACAAACATTTGCTATGATTTTAAAATGTATTGAATCTGTTATGACTGAAGATGAAAATATGCCATTTAAGGATGAAAGTTATAGTTCTCAGATGGAGTTTATAGAGTCTTTGAGTTCTGAACAGTTTGATATGATTAGGAAGTTTATTGAGACCATGCCACAAGTGACCTATGATGCGTCATATGAATGTGTTGGGTGTCAAAAGAAAAATGAGTTGGTTTTGAAAGGTATGAATGATTTTTTTTAGTATCTCTTTCCCATGATAACTTGGTGAACTACTATCAAGTTAATTTTCAGTTGATACAGAATCATAACTACTCTTTAGATGATGTTGAAAATATGATGCCTTGGGAAAGAGAAATCTACTTAGCTATGTTGATCGATCAAATAGAAGAACAAAGAAGAGAAGCTGAAAGGCAGAAGATGAGCAATGGCAGATAATTTTGACAAACTTGTTAAAGCATTAGTTGAGAACAACAGATCTCAAGACGAAACGACTGATGCTGTAGACAAACTTAACAAGACCATGGAAGATCATTTCAAGTTCTTAAAAAGACAAATGAAAGATCAGGAAGAGGATCGTAGAGAAGCTGCAAAGGCTAAAGGAGAAGCTAGAGCGGCATCTCCTTCTACTAAATCTGCTAGTAAGGGGTTGGGTTTAGGTAGTTTGGGTGGTATAGCAGGGATGCTATTGCCTCTCACAGCAGGTATTGCAGCGACTGCTGCTGCATTGAGTGGTTTGAGAGGATGGGAACTTAACGCCATTAAGAAGATAAATGGTATGGTAAAAGTACCACTGACAATATCAAACGGTATGATAAGATTACGAAATGCTACACTTGGTTTGTTTGGACTTACTGCAGAAGGATTGCTTATAAGGGGAGAAGGACGTAGCGGTTTTTACAAAGCACCTCCTATAACTGAACAAATTAGAATGAGAATGAATGCTCTTAGAATAAGAGCACTTAATGTATTTGGTCTTGGTGCAGATGGTAAGTTGTTAGCAGTTAAAGGTGATGATAGTTTATTTAAAAAGAACATTATTGGCAGGGCAACATTTCAAGTCGGTAGACTCTTAAGACCACTTGTTGCTGTTTCAGAAGGTGTAGCCAAGTTTGCTACTAGTAAGGCAGGGGCTTTCTTAAAAACCTTGGCACAATTTGGTGGAAAGTTTGGTGCATTATTCTCAAAGATTCTTTGGCCTGTTGGATTTGTTATAAGTTTATTTGATGGTGTAAAAGCATATCAAGAGTCTGATGCAGATGGGTTCATAGCAAAACTAGGAGATGGTGTTGGTGGTTTCTTAGGTTCATTGATTGGTGCTCCATTCGATTTGCTAAAGCAAGGTATCTCATGGGTAATCAAAAAGCTCTTTGGGGTGGAAACTGATGCTGATGGTAAGGTGAAAGAAGGTCAAGGTATGGCCGGTTGGATCGTGAAGCAACTAGAGAGCTTTAGTTTCGAAGAGACTATAAAAAAGATAACCAGTGGAATCTTTGGTGTTGTTGAAGGTGCCATAGAGTGGGTTAAACTTCTATTCTCAGATCCAACAGCAGCTTTAGGTGAACTTTGGGAAGGATTGCTAGGTGCAGGAAAGGGTATACTAGACATTTTATGGTTCCCTATCAATACCGTTGTTGATTTTGCCCTTGAAGCGTTTGGGTGGAAAGAGGGTGATGCCCCTAAGTTTAACCTAAGAGAAACAATCACTGGTTGGGTAACAGACTTCTGGAATTTTCTTACAGGGTTTTTACCGAATATTAGTCAAATAGCATCCGACTTAACTACGTCTATTACAGCCATGCTACCTGATTGGTTGAAGGATAGTTTGGGATTAGGAACAGATTCGACTAAAGAAGATGCCGCCAATCTAGCAAGACAAAAGGGTTTGATAAAACAAATATTAGAAGCCGATACTAATGCTGATGGTATTTTAACTAAACTAGAAGCTGAGAAATTTGGTAAAGAAGGCTTTGGTGCGGCTGACTCTTTGGCCTCTGCGATAAATGCCTTGAATACCCTAAGAGGTGGTACATTAGGATCGTCTGCAGAGTTGGCAAAGAACGGACAAATGGTTATTATAAACAACGTTGATGCCTCTACAAACTCTGGTGATACCACTTCAGTTTCTAATAGGAATCCACATGCAGGTGCTGATGGTTCATATGGAATGAGTGCCATAGATAAAAGGACACTAAAGAAACAAATGATAGATTCGTATGGTTTTTATTAAAAAAGGATGACCATTTCTGATCATCCTTAACTTGGTCTTCTGTGTTGCTGTTTCGTATCGAGTCTTACTCTGCATACAGGCGGGTGTGATTACCCTACAGCGTTGCCTTTAGCCTTCTGCAGCAAGTTTAGCAAAGTACTGCATTGTATCATCCTCTTCCATTGAGGACTCTGCAGTAGCCGCTACAGGCGCAGGAGTAGATGCAGCAACAGGTGCTGCTTTTGTTGTAGGCTCATCCCATGGAATGTTGTTATCCAAAGCTTCTACTTGTTTACGTGTAGCAGGAGTTGATTCTCCTAACACAATCGCTAAACGAGCCTTTAGCTCATCATAGGATTTGTAGTTCTTTGGATCTGTCCATTCTGACATATCATGTTGCTTGTTATAGATAACCTCTAGATCATCATCACTACCTGCCATAGCAGACGGTGACTTGAATGAAGAAGCATCATAGTTGATGTAGCCTTCAACCTTACGGATCTTTACCGTAAAGTCTGCACCCTTCCACATATCAAATGGATTGATAGGTGCTTCATCAGGAAACTGTGGTTGCATAGTATCCATGATTTTATCAAAGATCTTCTTACCAAAACGATACAGCTTGACCTGTCCTTCGTTCTCAGGGTTTGATGGATCAGAAATAATCTGAACGTTTGCAACATAACGTAGATTACGCTTACGCTCACGTACTGTTGTTTTGGCTTCATCAGAGCCATCTTCGTTCCACAAACGTGAGTTTGCTTCTGCCAATGGATCAGGCATACTGATAGAAGTAAGAGACTTCTCTACATACCACTGACCTGTTGGCCCTTTGAAGAAGTGATCCCAATAGCGTACCCATGGAGTAGGCGCATCAGCCGCTCCCGGTAAGAAACGAATAACAGCATAGCCGTTACCTGCTTTATCTCTAGTGGGTTGCCAGAAACGTTCATCATTACGATTTTCCGTTTTCTGTTCACCGCCTGATGCAGCCTGTACTAGTGCTGACAAATCGGTGCGGCGGTTCTTTAGTTCTGCGAATGACATATTTGTATTTCTCCGTATCTTAATATGTATTATTGTATTTCTTGTTATCCACGATTCTCATTATATAGAAGTATTTATATAATGTCAAGTTCTTTTATATATCCATGCAACTAAAACTTCTCTGTTGCCCTGTAGAACTTTGTTCACCTGATGATCTCTAAAAGATGTAAAGAATATTGTTTCTCCGACATCTAAACTTATATTATGCTCTGCGTTGTACTGATCCCATATGATAAAATCTCCACCTCTTAAATCATCAGACTTACTAATGATGGTTGAAGTGGAAAACACTCTACCATTAAGATCACGTTCTCCATTTATATTTATATGGTCATGATGCCTTACAAAGTGATCACCTTCTCCGTACTTCAAATAGTTAAACTCTTTAACATAAAAATCAGCAGGATTTAAAGTACTATCCCAAATTGAAATCATGTCTGTTAAAGATTTGGTTATTTCTGGATAATGCTCTGGGTTAATATTATTTTTATATTTAGTTGACCTAACAGATTTATCTATTTTCGATTTATTATCTCTATAAACTCCGGCGAGACCAAAAGAAGATTTATCGTCTCTCATATCGTATAAAGATTCTATGTTTAAATCTTTTCTTTTTATATAAAGCTTATCCATTAGTCTACAGGCAACATATTTTGTCTTGGTAAATAGTTCAAGCCCATTGCTTCAGCCTCAAGTTTATCCTTTATTGTCGGTGAGATGAACTTACGTACATCTTCTAGATCTACTTCTATATCACTGCAAATATGAATAACAGCATCCATGTAAGATGACCTATGATTTTTTACTGTTTTTTCTACTAGCATTGTGAACTTCGTTTTTGTTAGAAATGTTTCTTCCTGCATTATCCTCGTCTGCCAATTCTTGTGTGTATTTGCCGCCTATGTCAGGATACCATACCCCGACTGTTCTTTTAGGAGTTCCATCAGGATAATATGCCATTGCCACACACTTATACCCTACAGCATGTTGTCTCTCAGATCCCCATCTACTATCAGAATATATTCCAGTTCTCAGATAGTTTTGTAGGTTAGCTAAGTAAACCTCTTCAAGTGTGTATGCTGCTCTCTCTTTTGCATCCTTTGAGTTTTTCCATTTTCTCATGGACTGCATTTTAAGTTTAGTATTATTAATCCAACCTCGCACACGTGGTGGAGCAAATGGATCTGTGTCAGGCAGGTTTCGAATAGACGCATCTATAGACAGTTGCTTAGATGGTGCTTTTGCTTCCCTTGCCTTAGCTAAACGTTCACGCAACTCTTGACGTTGCTCTTCTGAAAGCTGTCGTTTTTTTCTTGGCATATCAAATCTCCATAATAATATAATATCAGAAATATTAGGTAGTGTCAATCCTCATCAAGACGTAATATTTCTGTGTCGCCATTTTCATCAGTTCTATGTTTTATGAATCCTTGATCACATAAGTATACAATAGCATTCTCAACAATCTCTTCCTGTTTTTTGTTTGACCACAAATAGCCAATCATGAATGTGCATATAGAAGATAGTGCTAAAATAACCCACAGCATAATCTCAGGATTGTTGATTAGTGATGACATATTTCCTTACCTTTTCTAAGTCATTAGTTACAAGCGATTTAGGTCCACCTGTATTACGTGAAACTTGTTGCCAGTTGGATAGTGTCACTAACTTCTTATGATAGTGATATGCTATCTGTTGACCAAGACCTTCGTATCCTAAACACAACGTGCTATGACGAATCGTTTCAAACACATAGTCTACTGGCATCCTATAATCAACCATTTTTACAGGAATGTCAAGCTCTTTTATGAAACTGTTAAAAGTATCTTTATTTATAGGCATTTTATCATAGGCCACAGGCGCAAGATTATTCCATGGTGTCCACACACAAAGATACTCTAGATTGAAAGATTGATGTACAGGAATAAGTTTAGGATGACCTATTTTCTCGCTAACAATCTTGGCATGTTCTTTACGTAAAAAGTTTACATATCTGTGAGCGTATTTTTCAAGTCTACATATCTCGACTGTATATGGTATACAGGTTGTGATATAGTGCTGTAATACATTGTGCAATATATCTTTATACATCAAAGCATCGACACTAGGTTCTATCACATATCGGATAGAGACGTTTGATCCTATGAGATACTTAATAGATTTTGCGTATGCCATGGTTCTTATAATATCACCATAGCCATAAGAGTTTTGAGTGATGATTTCATATCCATCATCACTCTTTTGAAGCTTTATATCTTTTATTAATCCCACTCGTTATCCCACTTTGTGGTTTGATGATAGACTTCGCCGTAATACTCTTTAGCATATTTAGGCGCATCAGAATAGAAGATGTTATACAGATCTAGATCCTTATCTTCTTTTTTATTTTGATTACGTTTTATACCAGCTTGCTTCTTTTGCTTCCGCATAAAATCTTCATGTTGCTTTTTCAGTTCAGCTACGAATGTGCTCATACCAACCATTATCCTCTAATCGATTCTTGAAGAGTATAACCTCTTCTGTATCCAATGTCAACTCTGTTTTTTTACATTTGCTAACAAACTCACGTAGGGTCCAAAACCCCATACCATTATTGACAACGCTATAGTGCTTGTCTTCATATCGATCATTCCTATAAATCACGATAAGGATCTTTCACTTTATATGAAGTATCAGGATTTTTGTTCTGATTCTTCTGTAGTTCCTTTACACCCAAAGCATGCATGAAGCTAGGATCAGCCATGAGGATATCAATAACCTTTTCCCAATCTTGTATCTTTCCTTCAACATACTGCAATCGTCTGTCCATATGTTGGACTTGATATTCTGACATAATCATTTTCTCCAATTCTTGAATATATTCTGCAGCCTTCCAAGCATAGTGTTCAGTACATCTAGACTTCCACTCTTCTCCTGCTTGGTTCTTTAGTTTTACCACCCACTCACTTTGCTCCACACGTGGTTTGATATCATTATAAACTTTATCAACAACATCATGCTCATTTTCTTCTTTTTCGAAGCCATGGGTATTATGGGTTATCATTATTAACTACCACTCCTTTCGATTTTCTTCATTTTCATAACCATAGTCGTAAGCAGCAATCTCACCAATAGTCATGTTATCTTTCTCAACACGTTCACTAGAATATGTTGCGCCAACATAGTAGTGAGGATCATATGGACGCTGATAATAGGCATCAGCACTGCCACGATCCTGAGGAGAACCGTGACGTGGTAAAGTTTCTTTTTTGATTACATCTAGATCATAGTTTTCCATTATGCTACCTCTTTAAATCCAAAGTTTGCTACAACGTGACGGTTACCATCTTCGTCTTCGATAAGGTCACCAACAGACACAGAAGCCATACGACCCAAACGAGTGATCTGAGACTCAGGACCAATGTTACCAATCTCAAACACTTGGTTCAGATCTTCCGCTTCGATGTGAGAGACTGCAGTATAAAGACCTTCGTACAAAGCTTTCTCTGCAAGACTTGCTGTCTTCTTACCTGAAAAGTCCATGGACATATCTGATTTCATCTCACGCTTTGGGTTAAAGACACCTGCATTGATAGCATCAACGTCTGCATCTGTGTAACGGATTTGATAAACTGTGTATTGCATTACGAATCATTCCTTCTATCTACACTACCTTTTTAATATAAATAGAGGTAAATGTCAACTCCTAAAATGGATATTAATATGTTTAAAACGATAATGATTAGAATTCCTAACAATCCAGTTTCAGAGCGTTATGCCCAGAAAGCTAGTGCTTCTTGGGAAGGATTTAATCTTAGATATTATGACGCTATTACTCCTGAGACTTTATCAGCACAATCTGGTTTGACATTCGGAAAAAGAGGTAACGATAGAGAACTAACTGATACTGAAAAGGCTTGTTTCTATAGTCAATACAATCTATGGAAAAAATGTGCTGTTGAGAATGTTCCTATATTGATATTAGAACATGATGCATGGTTACAAAAACCTTCTGCTATCAACTTTAATCCTGATCTGCAAGTTCAGTTTTTTGGTCAACATGCCATGGAAGCAGTTATGTTTCATCCTCATTTTGCGAAAAGAATATTAAATCACGTTGCAAGACATCCTGTGTCAGGTCCAATGACATTAGTTGATGGATTGTTAGGATACTTTCACAGACAAGAACAAAGTAGATATGGTATCCCACACGCTAGGTATATGGGTAAACATGCTCCTGTTCATTCGCTAATAGATCCAAATATTGGAACCACTGTGCAACATCCATCAGGAACAACAGTAGATAGATTAAAAAAAGATAAAGATTTGTTTAGATTAGTTGACCTTAATAATATCTAGAAACTGTCATCTGTAATATCCTATTGTCATAAATCTTGTATAGTTAGGCATTTTCTGAGAGTCAGTAAAAAGTCTGTGGTTTAAGTTATTTTTATTTGCTAACTCTTTGGCGCTATTCACACAGTTTATATGTTCTATAATGTTTGTATAGTCGTTGGATTGTAGAGCATAGGTAGGTCCATATACTGCAGGGATATCCTTCATGTGTTCACAACTGGTGTTAATGATTAGATCATATGACTCATGATCTGAAAAATCTTCAGCATTCATCACAATATTACCATAGTTTTTAGTCATACTATTAACTTCAAAATAAAGGTCTCTATGATGATGGCATGATTGGTTAATATCTAAGAAATCCCAATAATCAACACTACAGTATGTGTTCATTAGTTCATATAGAAGACATCCATTCCAACTACCTAAAACGAGAACCTTCTTCCAATTCATATTGATGTTTGCTATTTCTTCAACCAACCATTTCTTGCATTTGATTTGATTTGGTCTAAAACTTTCGACAAACTCTGAAATACTTTTATTTTCGAAACCTTTTATATCAAACATATGAAAGCTGGCGTTTGCAAGTCGCCCTAAAACTTTTTCATCCATCAGGCATTACCTTTACTTCACCTATATACATTTTATTATTTACAGTATTATATATTAAGTCAGCTACATCAGTTTGATTGTCAGTTATGTATCCAATATTAAAGATATAGGATTTACATTTATTCTGTTGATGTGCGATTTGCATATGGGCCTCATGCAATGCTTTCTTATGGATAGCATATGGTTGTAAATAATCTCTAACACCTATAGAGGATAAACTACCAATGTTGATAATCTTTTTATCTTTGTCTTTCCACATGTCATACACTGCATAGAGAAGATCTACTTGAGAATATCTATCATATGCATTGTTAATGAATACATCACACTCAGCAATTCTTTCGATAATATTATCAATCTTTCTTATATCAAATCCATTCGATCTGCTTAGTCCAACAACCATGTCTGATACAGAAAACCGCTCAAAAAGAGCGGCTCCTAATCCACGTGTATGTCCTGTTATTGCTACTCTTCGCATAGACTATCATACCGTTCTTTGAGTGCCATGAGCATACCATACGTTGCTCTAAGTCGGATACACTCTTCACGCCATGTTTCCACCATGCCCTCAGGTCCATCCGTGTTCTCTAGTATATAGTCAGCCCACTTAACACCATTGTCAAACGTAATACCTTCACCAACCATTACAGAGTCTCCAATACTTTTTGAAAGTCACGTATCATACCTTCAGCAGCAGCTACAGCAGCCATGTCAGGCTCATCCATTGCTAGATAAGTTTCGATGTTTTGGCGACAAGCGGCGATATAGTTCTCAAGCATTTCAATCATTACGAATCTCTCTCTTGTTACATATACAATGTAACAGAAGTTTATCTTAATGTCAAGAGAAAAGTTTAGTAGGTAATAACTTTATTTGGCGTTTTGAAGTTTTTCTTACGCATGATTGTTTTCATCACAACGTCAAACTCATCGTTACGCTGATCATAGGTAACTGCAACAGGAATGTTCAGATCTTTCTGAATATCTTTCACGACTGCTTCTGCCCCTGCGACACCCTTCAGAGACTTACCCTGCTTTGCATAGATCTTCTTAATAAACTCAGCAAGCTCTTTCATGGTAATGCATGGGGTGTTACGTTCATCACTCATGCGATCTGCGAAGTGACGTGTGAAGTTAAAATCAATATTAAACTTCTTAAAGAGTTGATCAACAATCTTCTCAAACTGTTTAATCTGCTTCATACCTACAAGGTCACACTGTGCTTCCTGCAGATGTTGTTTAAAACTAAGCATCCCAAGACACTCCCTTTGGCACATATGATTTGATCTTCATGCGAAGAGATTTTTCTAGCTTTGCAACAGGGATTGGCGGTTTACCTTTACGTTTTGCGTAGAAGTAGTTTGCATCCTTGATGAACATGCCACCCTTTGTGTCGCCCTTCATACCAATCTTTTTACCAGCACGTTCAGGTTGATTATCTAAAACAGTGCTATCTACGTCAACTTTGTTGAATGCGAATACAATATCGCCATCCATATACTTACGTAAATCTGTACCCATGTTCACGATATCGCCCATGGTCTGTGAGGCACCTCTGTGAGTGTTCACAAGGATTTCAGTTGGAACTGTACGGGTTCTTTTAAGATTCTGTGCCTTGGAAACTTCAATATCATTCACAACCCAAACGATGTGGATGTTCTCTTTTGCGTATCCAATAGATGATACTTGACGTGTAAGCTTCTCCAACTTCTGCAAGTCTTTTAAAGTCACATCAAATATAATATTTGGTTTTCTCTCAGGGTCTGCAGACATGATAGATGTGTACAAAGCCTTCAGACGTTTGTTATCAAGTTTCAAGTAGTCTCCAATAATCATATGAAGCTTACCGACATTTTCAGGATCTTTTAGATTGGCAGCAAGGTTTTCAAGATCAAAGCCAAGTTCTTTCTTCACACGTTTTTGAATAGCAGGAGTTGCAGCCGCCAGTGTCTTTAGCGCATCAACATCAAAGGTAAATCCTTCAATACCAACTAGTTTATCTTTGACGAAACCTTTACCTGATCCTGCACCACCTGCCATGATAACAACGTTACCAAACTTAGGATATGCCTTACCGCCAAAGGTGATGAGGGCTTCCATAAGTTCATCAAACTGTTCTTCGATGTATTCTTCACGAATAGGATCAGAAACAGTTTCCCCATAAATGAGTTCGTCTAGAAATGAAGAAAAGTTTTGCATGTAGTTACCTTATAAAAATCTATTTCCTTTATTTATAACATTTATTCTATTGGATTTCGATCTTCGTCAACTTCCACTGCAGTTATAGCACAATGAATATCAGTATAGTTATCCATATGCTCAAAGCCAAGTTCTGCTACGCCATCTTCATAGTCTTCAGAATATTTGTCTTGAACTTCTTCAAGCAACTCTTCTTGCTCTTCTTCTGAAAGATCATCTCCACCTACAAAGATCTCCCAATCTTCCCAACAACCATCCCATGTCGAGTTCATTTCATATTGATAGTCTGACAACTCATGAAACGTACAAGCTTCACTAGTATCAGGCATAGCGTGTCCTATCATACCCTCTAGATCTTCTTCACCATATTCATCTAAGACTTCTGCTAAAGACTTATAGTATTCTGCATCACCAACTTGATCGTTTGCCCATTCAATAACTTCTTCTTCAGTCTCAGGAACAAATACGTCAAACTCTCCCCATCGCCAACCGATTTCTTTTCTGATCCACATATCTGGGGTATCTCCTTCCATCTTCTTACGGAAGGTATCATATTCAACAACTGACTTTTTATAAGTCGGTTCAATCCTGTAAATTTTCATTATCATTTTCCTCTATCATGTCACTTGCTGCTGATGGGTTATCAACAATATAATCTAATATGTTATCAACTCTTTGATTCACGTAGTCAATTTTTCTATCATGCTGCTGATCTACTGTCTCAGATCTTGCTGCAAAGGCTGAGTGTGCGCCGGCAAGATCGATGAAAGATTGTTCTTGCATTACTATCTGAACTTCAAGTTCATGAATCTGTTTCTCTTGTTGCTCTACCTTAGTGCTCAAAAGCCAAAATGATATTGCGGCAAAAATACTTGCAGGGTCCATAAAATATCTCCTTTTAAGTATATAGGTGTGGGCAGGATTTGGGAATACCTACATCTACTCGCATTGGACGCTCCTGTCAACTAGCTTTCGAACTACGATGCATCTGCTAAGACAGGGGGCTACCCTCTTCTCGTATACCTTAGAGGCACGTCCACCTCTTATTCAGTCACCACATCCTCTCTCCGTCAAGAGAGGAAAACTTATTTCAGTTTATCTATAGCAGATAAACCCGCATCATCTAAAGTCTTTGAACCAATAACTGCGCCATCAATAACCTCACTTTCTACTAGTGTGTTATACTTGTCCACAATTCTTCTAGCAATAATAATATAGTCAGTGTTACCTGCACTGTTAGCAGTCCACTTATTGGCAGTTGTTTTATGGAAATAGTTTCTCATAAACTCTTTTAAACCTTTTGCTTTTCTAGCACCAAGATGTTTATCCATTAAGAAGTTTATAGCAGTCAGTGCAAAAACTAAAGATCCGTCAACATAAGATTTATCCCATTCATTTGTGTAAATCGGCTTTAAGAAATCTACAGCATTTTTTGTGTATCTTAAATTATACTTTGTGTATGCTGAACGCAGTTTCACCCACCCACGAACTTCAATGCCATACTCTGTATCACCTAAGTTTTCTGCATAAACGCCAACGCCTATTAGAGACTCTTCAAACTTTATAGATTCTTCATCACCGTATGCAATACCTGCTCTATACTTATCTAAGCCACTAGCATTTTTTCTGCTCATATTCAAGTCTTCAAACATTTGAGCCTCGACTTCAATACACCTCATATGATCCCTATCAACAGGATGTTCATATAGAATACAAGGAACTTCAAACTCAAGACCTTCACCTAAGACAGACATAATAGCTTTGTGTTGACCATCTACTATAACATGTGTACCATTAGGGCGTTTCCAGACAACAAGAGGTTGTAGCAATCCTAGATTAACTCTCCTAGCTTTTTGAATAGTACTTTTACTAATAAATCTTTGATATTTACGTTCACTATATAATAATCCAACAGGAAGTTTTTGATATGTACCCCCAACTCCTATTGAACCTTTATCAAACTTTATTTTTCCTGATTGTTCTAAATTGTTAGTTAGATCTTCTACACTCATAAGTGTATCGTCTTCGCTTAATCCAGAAATAAATTGACTATTGCTCATGTTGTTTATAAAGTTCATATTTTTCTCCTTTTTATAATGGCTAGAGTTTAACGTCATCGCACTGATGGACAAACTTATTTTGGCGGTCTCTATAGGACTCGAACCTATAACCTACTGCTTAGAAGGCAGTTGCTCTATCCAGTTGAGCTAAGAAACCAAATAACAATCAGGATGGTGGTTGTTGCGTAAAGCAAACTTCGCCATCACCATTTTCAAGATATATGGTATTGGGAAGAGGTTCACGACAACCTTCTTCAATAACTTCCCAAGTGTACCCATTCTTAGCATTTTCATGAGAGACGCTAAAGAACTCTTCGTTTTCTGTTGCAAACAACAGTAATATTAATATAGGCATAATACCCCCCTTAAACTCCAAAACTTTCACCGCAACCGCAGCTTGCGGTTGCATTAGGATTCACAACTTTCAAATAAGAACCACCTAGTTCTTTTACATAATCAATAGTACAACCAAACACAAACATCTCTGCCATAGGATCAAGCCACAGATTTTCTATGGTGGGGTCTTTATCTGTAGTTCCCCACTCATACTGAAACCCTGCACAACCCCCACCCTTTACCGTTAGTGAAACATTAGGATCACCAACTTCTTTTAGATAAGATTTAGCTGTATCGGTTATACTTATATTCATGAGAAATGTTGCTGTAGCATTTCAATACGATCAGTTGCAGCCGCCATCTTATCAAGTTCTTCTTGAATAGCTTCTACAATATCTGAGTGTTCACCAATACCCACACTCTGATTCATATAAACCATAATGTTAGTTTTGGCACGTTCTAACTCACCTTCAGCATGCATACGTGCAGCTTTTACTAGTTGTTCTTTCATTATATTATCCTTTATTTTTTAAATGGAACCACATACCGTTTACCATCTATATAGAAGCGAATGGTAGAGTGGCTATACACTTCAACATTAGTGTTCTGATATACTGTCATATCACCACAATGACGTTCAGTCTTGTACCCTGTAACCTTAGCACCCTTTGCACTTTCATTGGCTACAATAGCACCACCTAGAGCACCAATCGCAGCACCACTATCTTTACCAGATGCAGTACCACCAATAAGACCACCTAAGATTGCGCCAAGTAATACGTCACCACCAGAAGCTCCTTGGCTTTGCTGATAGATTGGAACCTGTACTTCTTGACATCGTGTCTCTGTCACAGGAACAGATTGTGTCACAATTTCTGTGTGGTCAAAAACTTTGACCTTTGTTACGTTTCCTGCCATGGCAGTACTAGAGGCCAAAGCAGCCACTAGTGCTAATGAATATTTCATTGTGTTCTCCTTAAGAACCTGTTGTTAACTCAATGGTTCCATCTGAGTTCATTGTGAAGTCTTCAATGTAACGATGATGTGTACCTGACATAGCAATAACCCACTCAGCAGCTTTCCACATATCCATCCAAGTATTACCTTGAATCTCTGTTTTGTACATGATACTAGACCGATTAGTTCCTTCTGTAATATCTTTTAAAAGATCTTCTGAAGTGGCATCATAACGAATGCTTTCATATACGAGTTCTTTACCCTTCACATTGATGGGCGAGTTAGCATAGGCATCTTCGACTTCATAGATGGACCATACTGTATTTAGTCCTTCTTTAGAACGAACACCATCAAAATAACTCATCTGATTTTCAAAAGTACTGTCAAGCATTAGTATACAATCTCCATTCCATTATCATATTCTTGAAGCCAACCACGGTCAATAGCGTGAAGGACAATAATATTTTTATAGTGTTCCGATAGCCAAATACCTTTTTTAACAGCCCATGCTTTCATGTCACGCTGAACTGCAATAGATTGCTCACCTTGAGCAGTCTCAGCGTAGACACGATTCATTTCTTCTTCAGCTATTTCAAATCCGTTCTGAGTCGATTGTATCATTATGTATCTTTCTCTTTATTACAGAATCAATGTAGCATTTATTTAACTTAATGTCAACCCTTAAGTTAACATTTCGTATATTTCTTTCCAACCTTGAACAACAGTAGCAGCACCATCATATCCTGCGTTGTGGTGGTGATCAATCAAGATCCCTTCCAAACCCAAGGTGATACCAAGGTCAACGTTCTCAGGCTTGTCTTCAACCCAAACACAACCACTACCTGCATAAGGCGCAAGAGCATCATCTTTGTCAGCACCAGTGTCAAGGTAGACATACTTCTCAAAGACAGTGTTACCAAACAACTCCCGAAGGTTTTTGGTCCGTAAGTGTTGGGCATACTGATCGTTACTCAAGCTAGTGATAGCATGAAAAGTAAAGCCATGTTCCTCATGAAGTTTCTTCACATACTTGATAGCATCCCGAAGGGGTCCAAGCTTCCGAATGGCAGCACTTTCGTTGAACATCCGAACAAGCTTCTTAGCTTCAGCTTTTTCAAGACCATACTTAATATGCATCTTGTATTCGTTCTCTTGAACAACTTCATAACCATGCCGCTTCATCCAAGCGTCAAAGGCGTACTCCCAATCAAGGAGCACACCGTCACAGTCAGTCAGGATTGTTTTATTACTTAATACGTGAATCATTTATTTTCTTTTCTCTTTCTTACAGAATCACAGTAGCATATTCTTGACTTGATGTCAAGCACTTTCTACTAGTTTATAGGGTTTATTCCACTTTCCAATATTGATATCAACATACCATGCAACATCAAAATAGTCGGTCATAATGTCGCTGTTGTCATACCAATCTGTACCATGCATAGCGTTTGAAAGTTCTTCGATAAAAGGCGCTGCCTCACCATAGTTCTCAGGGTAATTATGGTTTACTTGAATGTATCCTTCATTAGGATAGTAAGGCATACCCCGCCGCTCAGATATTTCTTTGTTTTGGGCATTTGCCATGCCAATGAAATCAATAGATCCTTCCCGAATGTTAACAACTAATGAGGAATGGTTATCAACACCGATAGAGCCTTTAACACCGTACTTCTTCAAAACATTTTTGATAGCAGGGGCAAGTTCTTTTTTCTTAGCTTGGGACATATAGGCCATTATATTCTCACTTTCTCTCTATTACAGAATCACTATAGCATTTATTTAACTTGATGTCAAGTCTTTTTAACAAATCTCTTCTACGGTTACACGGTACATCTTACCGTTCTCGTCAGTCATATCAATAGTTTTCTTCGTGCTCATCATCCACCCCTGATCAGGATGAAGATCATATTTGACATTGCCAACTTTGGTGACAATGTTTTCGGATTGTTGAGACCAGAACTTATGGCTGATCTCATCAGCGATATAATCACAATAGGCAAGCATATTGACTCCTTTAACGTAAATAGTTAGGACCAGTCCATTGAATGTTGTAGTCACCATCAACAACATTACCACGTGCCTTGTTACGTGCAGGAGCATTCCAACCTGCAGCTTTCAAGATGTCACCTTTACGAAACTTCTTGTCATCGTCAGTGTTGACAACGAAACCCCAAACGCAACCATCGTTTTCTTTGGTGATCTTGATATACTTCTTACCGATTTTATAACCAAGACCTTCAGCAAACTCTTTGATCATCTTCTGACCAGTAACAGTATCTTTAGAACCACAACGCTCTTTGAAGCCAACATAGTCAGCATTGATATCGTTTAGTAGGTTTTGAACTTGAAGTAGCATAATCATTTCTCCTTATTACAGAATCACTATAGCATTTATTTAACTTGATGTCAAGTGTTATTTTCCACGACCCTTTAACAAAGCATGGATCAATTTTGCTTCTTTACCTTTGATACCTTCCTTGCGGATTTGCTCTTCAACAGCTTCTTTATTATATTTTGACATTTTAAACTCCTTCAATAATGTCTGCAGCTTTGTCAAACCATTCAGTGTAAGTTTCACCATCAAGCAACACAGACCATTTCATGTACATATCCGAGTCAATGAAGTTCCAGTTAATAGAACCATCTTCATTGGTGTTTTCTTTCAACCCTATAAAGATTTTCATATCTGTAAAAAACTTATCAAACATTACCAAATCACCTCTTCAGTTACAATCATGCGTTTATTGTTCATTGCGTTCTCAGTGTAGACTTTTACCGCACCGTCATCGTACAAGACAGTAACAAGAGTCTCACCATCCGCATCTTCGTGAATGCTTGAGATTTCTCCCATGGCAGTATAGTTGTCTGCGCCGATATTGACATACTCACGAATAACACCCATTCCAACTTCATACATCATCATGTCTCCTTATTACAGAATCAATGTAGCATTTATTTAACTTAATGTCAAGTACTAAATTAAATAAAAAAAAGAGGGCTGTTAACCCTCTTTCTCGTCTTCTACTAAAAATCTCACAGTTACTAGATTTCCTCTGCAATCTTCTGAGTGAGTATTTTCTCGCTTTATCAGAAACTCAATACCAAGATCATTCAAAGCTTTTCGCAGTTCATTAAGAGTCATTTCTTGACTGCCTCAACCATGCTCAAAGCGAGTCCAAGAGTTGAGATATCCACTCCCGCCACTCCCTTCCAATCGTTGTCTAAGATCCGTCTCGCCACTTCTACTACTGTCACGTCTAATCCATCCCTCTAAAGTTTCAGTTGTAATATCATCAATCGGACCATCATTCTTTGTATGATTGTCTGACACTTTGCAATGCTCCTTTTATTCGTGTTGGGTATTCCCCTATGAATGTACCTGCCTCTAACATATCTATGCTTAGATGTTCCTTATGCATGTGCGTGATATTATCCCAATCTTTTAAAATCTTCTTGGCAAGTCTGTCAAACATACCATCACTGATTATGGGATTGTCTTCTTCATAATACGCATATGCCGCCATGAGATACCATGGTATTGACATATTAGTATTATCGTCACATATTTCCATACATGCCTTTTCTATTCCATTAATGTCCAACCATATATTCCTCTAACAGTTCCTTCTCCATTGCATGGGCTTCAATCTCCTGCCAACGATCTTCATAGGCACTCTCAGTATCCATGATTAAACACTTGAGATATTGACTCACGTGAACAAGCTCATGTAGAACTGTAGTTATTAGATCTGTTATGGAAAGTGATTTGTTAAGACGAATAGTAAACTCATCATCGTCTTCGAACATGCAATCGCCGCAAAGTCCTTCTTTGTTAATGGCTTGAATATTTATATAAACAGCATCTTCAGAAGGGAAAAGTTTTTCTGCTCCGAAAGCAATGACATCACAGATGAGGTCTTCTTTCTTTCTGGCAAACTTACTTTCAAACTCAACGATCATAGCGAATCTCTTGTTGTTACATATACAGATTACACTATGGTGACATTGTTGTCAAGCTTTTTGTGGAACATAAACCTCAACGTTATCAGGCAGTTGGATTTTAGATTGATTATGAATGTGATGAAGGACAAACTGAGTGTTCTTGAACTCACCAAAAATCCCATTCCAAATAGGTCTCCACCTGTCTGCTAGTCTTACATTATTAGTGGCACCTCTGTCTGAGTTCAAAACAAAATCTGTGTAACTTCTCATGTTCATATCAAATATGGAATCAAATCCGTACATGTGAAGAACGTCAGGCTTCAATCTGTTTGCAGTATAGTGTACTGCCAAATGTCCACAGTTAAAGTTCGTGTACATATTACCTTCATTTTCGTTTGGAAATAGTTTTGTGTATGGTGGTAGAACTGTATAGAACTCCTTGATCTTATGACCAAAACGCATCTTAAAGTTGCCTTTATTTTGTTCATACCAGATCTTAGGTCTATACCCTAGCACCCAATCCCCAGGAATATCTACGCTTCCTTCTGTGAGTGCAGCCGACATTTTAAAGTCTACGATACAAGAAGCATAAAGATTTTCAATCGCCATTGGGGGTTGATTGCAAGCTATCTTAATACCCTTCGCAGGTTTATATAACTGTGCTTGATCACCATTACCTATTACGTGTGCAACTCTACTCATTTAATCGTCTCACTAACCATTATCTTTCTGATTTCTTCTTTTCCTTTGGCACCTGTCCAATGCACTATCTTTGGATTATTTGGATTAGTACCATCTATAAAATCTATCCGTAAAGTGTTGTACTCTCTTGGAAGGTCAGTTATATGTATCATTCTTTTTAAAGGGCTTGTTAGCATACTATGCAGAACTTCTTGATCACCGACAATTGGATTTAGTGCAATCTCTGATGCCCAATCCTGTAAGATCTGAGGTTTACCCTGAAAGGCAACCACACCTGAGTTATGCCATTTCTCTCCACGTCTTCTAGACCATGGAACATCCTCTACCATTGCAAGTTTATTAGGTTCTACATGATTAAAGATGCCATCTATGTTTTGTTTTATATGCATGTCAATATCAAGCCAACAAACTTTGTCAACCTTTGATACTGCATCTAGCATAGCAAATGGTTTCTTGAACCAGTTTTTAGCGTTTTGAACTGGCGCAGAAAAATCATCAAAGTCGTAAGTTAGTATAGGAGTATCTGAGTTTTCGTTAAAGTTTTTCAGAAACCAATCTAACATCCATACTGTGTTACTATCATAGCCAGTAATAAAAAGATTTTTCATTATATATCCTCTAAGACATAATCCTTGTTGTACATATGTTTGGCTAAACAGCCTTCCGTTTTTTGGATTGTACTAAAAGTTTCTCTAACTTCCACAGGCCAAGGATAGTATTCTTCTAAGAAAGGAAACACAGTGTTGTTTAAAAACAAATCAGTAGGTCTAGCCTGTAGTCTTGCTTCTTCAACTAATACTTTAGCGCCTTTTGGGTTTACCCTGTATGCATGTGCGCCAGGGAAATATGGCTTAGATATCAGAGGTTGTTTTCCAAGCATGGAAGGTTGCATAAACTTACCATATGAAGGTCTTCCAAAAGATATACAACCATCAAAAGAAATCTCAGGTATTGAGTCCATCACTATAGCATCATGCTCAAAGATTGTTACCTCTTCATTATTTTCTGCAGCAAACTGCCATATAGAAAAGTGAGAACAAAAAGCGGCACGTGCATTGTCTTCTTTAGAATACTTGTCTCCATTAAAGAGAGTGTCGTTTATCTTTTGTTCTTTCATAAAGTCTTTAGCTTCAAATGGTACAAACGCATCATAGTAATCAACCTCAAGATCAAACCTTGCGGCTGAAGCTATACATTTAGAAGCTGCTTCTAAAGATTTATCATTTTCACGAATAGTAATAACAAAGTTTTTCATAGTTATCCTGTAGTTGTTGATTGTATACCCTGAAGTTCTGTAACGAATGGGTATATTTGTTTTAGTTGATTTGGAAAAAACTGCTTACACATTAAAGCATCATTGGGCCAAAGACCTATTTCGTCAACTTTTTTCAGAAGTTTTAATGCCATGCTAGGACTAATGACATATGCAGAGTTTCCTGCAATACCTTGTGGAGTATATTTGTCATCATCAACCCAAGGTGAATCACTAACCGTATAACCATTAAAATCTTTTGCACTATTAATATTATTTTGTATGTTAATAACAGATTCGTAATACTTTGCAGATTTTCTAGTAGCACCCCTTGGATTGTTAAGACCAATGATACCGTGCTTATTTAGCTTCTCGTGGGTAGTATTACTATTACCATAAAGATCAAGCTTTCTTACAAACAAAGCATCGTGTTCTAAAACTACTATAGGGAATCTCTGAGATGCACAAACCAACCAACATCTCATGTGAGAAACCATACATGAAATAACCTTATTGATATCTTTAGCAGCATACCCTGTCAAATGTAAACCTGATTTAATGTCTATTCTTTTTTCCCCCGCTAACGGGTACGTCCAATCCATTTTTGTCTTGTTAAAATCTTTTAAATGCTCGTCTAAATTTGAGGGAGTTGTGGCAGGTAAAATAAAGGGTATGAACCTACTACCAGTATCTTCAATAGATTTCACAACTTTTCTAGTAGCTGCTGTAGACGCAGAGTTGTTAATATCAGATATAATAAAAGCAGGAAGTTTTCCTTTAGCCGACATCACAAAGGTTGAAGCCTTTGTTTTTGATATAACGCTATCTAATGAATCTCCTATAGACATATCTCTACTTTCTTTTTAAAACTGTGTATCCCACATTTTTCTCGTTTCTCTCAACGATTTGCCAAGGATAATCTAGACAAAAGTTTTGCATACAATCATATAGTCTGCTGTCTTTTTTCCCATGCAAGATACTTGTATCGTGTGCTATGATATATTTATACGTATTAGAATGGTGTAAACGTAACTCTTGTATCATATGATTAGGATGGTGTAAAGAGTCAATCATTAACATATCTGTTTTGGTAGTTGACTTCATACTAAGAGAACTTACTTCTAGAACAGTCAAATCGATATCATATTTCTCAGCATACTCTTCGGCTAGTGGTTTCAAGAACTTCTGATATCTACTAGTATCAATATCAACTAGTTGAACACTCTCTGGCTTGCACAGTAAAGCGGTGGAAGCAGTACCGCCCTGATGTGTACCAAGTTCCATGTAAGATCTACATTCTGGCATATACTTTTTAATAGCATCATGAATGTCACAGTAGTGTTCGCCATGTGCTTCTTCTTGTTGTCGAATAATTTCACTATTAAATTCTTCTAATGAAGTTACATGTCCTAGTTCTGAATTAATCATTTTTTTCTCTTTATAATATTTTTATCTACGTAGGATTTGTGGTTATCATTTTTACTCATTATCTGATACCAACCAAACTCAGCAAATCTTAACTTCTTTTGAGCATTTAAGTCGTAGATCATTTGTGTATTGAAAAAGTTTGAAGGATGAATTATTAAAAGGTCCAATAAAAACTGTATTTGAGTTTTTCCATCAAAATCTCTTCTAGGCCAAAAATTACCCAAACCAACAGCACATTGAGAATCATAACTTTCTTTTATGTACTCTTTCATAGTTTCAACTGGAATGTTACCAACCTCTATATCCCATCTCATACGCATAATTAAATCATACTTGCTCTGATCAATTGTGTCAAGGATTAATCCGTGTCCTATGATTTGTTTAGTTCCGTTTTTATAAACATTGTCATTTTTCTTGCTTTCTTTTATACTTTTCCATTTAGGGTTTTTAATTTTTTCATCAACTATAACTTCATGAACTGTTTCGTATTCAACTACTGGTTCATCAAAATATATTGTAGACGGTTCAAATGTCTCTTTATCGTTCCATGTGGAGAAATAGTAATCGATATTGTAACCAAGTTGATTAAATAGTTTTAGATTTCTTTCCCTAATCTTTGGTGCATTGTGATGATCCCTATATTGACCTGAATATAATACTGCTATATTCATTGAGGAAGGTACGCTTTTGCAATTTTTTCTTTAATGATTGTTGAGCTTACATCCGCTGTGTAAGGTAAGTATACCAATGTGATGTTTCGCAGATCAAGCCATTGTTGAGTAAAGCCCATTTGAGTATAGTAATCTTTTTTGGCCCAATCAGTTCCAATAGCAATGATGTGAGGTTGAACTTTTTCTATAGATTCGGTACTATCACTATTACCTATATTAGACACTACCCTATCGATATGAACACAAGAAAGTAAAATCTGTTTCCGCTGTTCAAAGCTGTGAAATGGTGTGAACCCTTTGTATGATTGAATAAACTCATCTGTGTTAAGTGACACAACTACTTCATCTGCTAAGTTCTTACACATTCTTAAAAAGTTGACATGTCCTGCATGAAATAGGTCGAATGTTCCACCTGTGTATAGTATTTTTTTATCCATTTTATACCTCGTATTTTATAGCGTCAATACACATATCTTCAAGTGATTTTTTTTGTTCAAAGTATTTGGATTTTATCGGAACAGTTGACACTGCAATATCACCATCTCTTCTTGGACCTTCAACTACTTCAAAGTTCGCTCTAGATACATTAGCCATAGTATCTATAACCTCTTTTACAGAGTATCCCTCAGGAGATCCTAGACAGTCAATCTCATTAGTTGGATCATTCTCAGTAATCCTCAGGAGAGAGTCTACTATGTCTTTAACATGAGTGTAGTTTCTTATGCATGTGCCATCTCTAGTGTCAAAATCGGTTCCATGGATATACAGTTTATCAAACTTACCATTCACAACTGCTGCTGCCCTACGTATTAGATGACTATACTCATCATCATACTTTTGCATTCCATCATTTCCGCTAACATTGTAAAACCTAACTAGGCTACACTTATCGTTAAACTGTTTTGCTACAAGTTCACCTGCATGCTTAGATCCTGCGTAAGGATTACTAGCAGGATTAAACGCACTTCCTGTAGAACAGTATACAAAATGATTACATGGCGCTGCATCAATCACGTTCTTAGTTCCAACTACATTTGTCAAGTAATAATCATAAGGATCTTTTACAGAGTTTGGAACTTTAGTTCGTGCTGCAATATGAACAATCTTATCTACACCCACTATTTTATTTGATATGGGTTTACGAATATCCCACTCTACAATCTTCGCACAGTATTTTTTTAAATCATTCTGTTCAAGATTATAGTCTGTCGCAACAATGGTATGACCTGCCTCTGCAGCAACCTTTACAAAATGAGCACCAACATATCCTGTTGCTCCTGTAACTAAAATTCTCATCAATCAAAAACCCCTGAAGTAGTTGTAGGAATATATGTCAACTCAGTCTTTAAAGCGCCACGATGTGTATCCCATTGACTTTCATGTAAGGCGTTACCACCAACAACAGCATTACCGTTTCTATATGGCGTAATCTTTATCTGTTCATACAGATTAATATATCTATTCATATTATCATGACCTGCAAATCCCACCTTATCATATATTTCATTATATTTCAAGGCATATTCAGGATTGCATGTATAGCCATGCGTTGCTTGTTCTCTTACACAAAGATTGACAACTCTGGAAGTATAAGGTTGATTTAAATCTAAAGGTCTTCCAACTATGGCATCATGTTCTAACACTATAGCCGTAGAACCTTTTTCAATAATCTTTTTACGAACCTCATAATGACTCATTGTCATACATTGCTGCATAACAATCATTCGGTTTTCTATATCTCTGGTAGGTTCTTTACCTGCTTTCTTTCTGTAGTTACCAAGAAGTCTTTCTCTATAATCTTCTCTTACAGGCCAACCACCATAATATTTCTCTAGTGTATATGGTGTGATAGCATCAAATAGTATAGGGTTTATATTATTTGCTCGACATGTTTCAACACACCTTTTAGTGAGTGCTTTGACTTTATCACTTTCAAATGTATTGATAGTCGTTATAATGTATGCATCAAACATCACTTAAGCTCCCATTCACTTTTAGGTTTGTTAACAATCGTATGATGCCAATCACCATCTTGATTATCTGCATTTGTAAGTTGTACATGACATAGTTTTGCGACTCTATCATCCCTACCATCAAATACAGGTCTAGGGTTTTGTTTTGCATCTCCTGTATAATGGATTTGAGTATTCCATCCGTTATACATTTCAGTAATGTTCATGTCTGCTATAATCATATTGGCATGAAGATAGTTCTGATCAAGTCGATAAAATCTAGCTAATGATGACGCTGCCATAAGATCTATATATTCTCTAAACTTCACAAATCTTTTACGTGCCTTTTCTCTTCCTTCACGTGTATACACAACAACACCTGAGTTGAAGATTTTCATATCTCCGTTATCATTTAGCGGCATATCTACTTTATATCTATTTTTAAGATAACTATTCCATAGTTTGTCATGCTTGCTAGTGTATAAACCTTCACCCTTTGCTCTAGATATCTCCTTGTGCTCTTCCCTGCATACCCCAATGTCAGCAACGTCTTGATCAAATATACTCTCAGATAAGTCTTGAACTGCAAATATATCTGTGTCAGCAAACAATATATTATCATATTCTTCAAACACTGGATTCCAAATAACTTCAAAAGCATTATAGTACTGAGGTATATCTGTATATTGATTTGCCCAAGTTGGATTGCGTCTGAACTGATATTCAGCGCCAATCCTTTTGGCGTATTGCTCCATATTGTGTACACCATGCTCTACTGCAGGACCAGGAATTCCTAACCAATACTGATATATTAAGTTCTTCACAAGTCTAGTTCCATTTGTCTTTTCTGTTCTGCAGGAGATTGTGCTTCTATGACTGCAGAATGAAATGCTCTAATATCACCTGCTGTATCAATGTTTTTAAATGCAGGTAACCCACTTTCTTGATATTTTTTTTCTCTTACATTAATATATCCTATTTCTTTCATAGTGTCAATAAGTTCCTGCTTACCCCAAATATGTTTATGTTCACCGCCTTGCCACATAATACCTTCAGCGCATTGATCTTGCATACGCATAAACTCTGTACCTTTAGGCGCAAACTTATGCTTTACAACATAGAAGTTATAATAGTGCTGCACCCATGGATGATTATCAAGATCTTCTTCTTGCCGTAACCACTCTACAAACTCCATTGGAGGCCAAATGGTTCTGATAGTACCAAAGGGTTTCATTACACGAAGCATTTCTTTTAGAAAGTTGATACCTTCTTCTTTGGTCAAGTGTTCAATAAAATGTTCGTTGTAAACACCGTTATACGTCTTATCCTTTACGCCCTTCATGGGAAGGTCACGCATATCGTATACCATAACTCCGGGCATCTTTACATCACGCACAGCATCCCAATTCAAACCCCGCTGCTTAGAACCTGCTATTTCTAGAAATCTCATCGCATATCCTTTATGTTTACTAGCTTGGCAAGCTCTTCAATATTCTCACCTTCCATAGGTAAGACTGTCTTATGAAAGAAGTGAATGAAGTGTGCCTCATGAAGTTTTTCATTAGGAACTGCATTATACAAACCATTCCACTTCCAATCTAGACGTTTTAATCGCATCTTCTCTTCCTTAATCCAAGTGTTAAGAAGAGTTTGATCTGTGGACCATTTCCATGCACCAAGACCATCAATAAATGGCTTGAACCTTGGTCTTCTTAAAAACTGCGCAGGGGTTTCTCCATTTAAGTATTTACCCATAGATTTATTCATGAGCATCATACCCATGTTAAAGAACTCAGCACCATGCTTGTTCCATTTCCAATCTACGTTTTTAATAGTGCCATACTGCATACGAGAATAGTTAGTTATCTTTTGAATATACTTTTGATTTAATGGCATTTCTCTTTCGACTACACCTGCAAAGTCATAGGTATCATCAATCTCATCAAAGACATTAGGAGCATCTTCACGAATGTAAATATCCCCATCAATCAAAGCAATCTTATCATATGATTTGAAATATGCAAAAGCATTTTCTTTTTCGTAGATAGGAAGAAACCCACCATACTTACCATAGGATTCGTTCGATCTATTTGTTTGAAATATGTCAGGCTTGATCATAAGAATAGGATGCCGCTGCACAATATAGTCAGCACCTATTCTTTCTGCGTATGCTTTAACTGATGCAGTACAAAAGTCGTAAAGTTTTTTACGCTTGCCTGTGTATACTTGGTATATCAATGTTTTCATAATCTTGTCCTATAAAGGTTCTGTACGGCGACTTGTGATCTATTGTATTTAGACCATCTATAATGATCTGCTCTATATAGAAAAAGTCTTTCATTTTTTCTTGTCTTTCATAGTTCAGAACACTCATCAAGTGACCATCACTATTTCTGTCTACTGGCTGGCAAACCGCTCTTGCAACCAATCTCTCTGCTATAGGTGGGGTGATATAATAACCTGAACCAGGAGACATAACAGTAACACCATCAGGGTTTTTCATATAAGATAGTATTTTATAGCCTTGCTTATCAAAGTTTGGAAGAGGTTTTGATAGCATAGAATCATGTTCAATAATCACTAATGGACCTTTTTTGATACATTGACACCAAAGATCGAAATGGCTATACCATACAGATTTTTCAGTAGCCGTGAAAGACTTAGTTCTGCCACGTCTTTTTCTACCAAAATTTAAAGTATTTCTATATACCAAGTCTTTAGGTGTTGTTGCATCGTGTAGTATAACTTTGATGCCATGTGTATTCCAACTAGGCATTACTGTTCTCATATACATTTGGGAAACAGGATGATCTTTAATCTGGATCATAACGACTTTATAGTTCTGGTTGGTCATGCATTCTAATCAGTTGATGAAAGTCATAATTAAGGATATTATTATTATTGTATATGTAACTAAAATTAGTATTAAAACGTCTAAGTATTTTATTTGCTGTATGATGATTCATAATAAGTTTATGTCCATCATGTATATATCTAACAGGCTCGTCTTTATAATGTATCTCAATATCATCTTTAAAGTTACTAACATCAGCAAAAAGAATCATAAAGTGTTTCTTTAAAATCCTAGCTTTTCTTAATATGGACAAATAAGAATACCACTTATAAAGTTGAGTAGTGCCTATATCACTAGCAGGAACATCAAGATAAAATCCCATGTCCTTCTGGATATCCTCAGGAGACATTTTACGAAGAACCATTGGGAGATCATTTACATATTGTATGGTAAAGCTATACCCAAATATCTCTAACCTTTTCTTTATATGTGAAAGGTTTATCATTTGTGGATCACTATTAGCATCACACATAATGAACACTCTAGTGTCTTTAGGTAGGTATAGAGGATCTTCTATCATCTGTAATCATCCAAGTTAAACTTTGTTCCATACATTTTATAGTTTTCACGTCCATGATTAGTATACACTAAAACTTCAGGATCGTCAATCAAGAAGTCACAACTCTTGCAAAAGTCAGGATAGTCTCCTGTTTCATGTTGCTTTCTAAGCGTATTATATTCATCTCCATACCAAATCTCTTCAAGCGTGTTGAGTGAACCATGTCCTAGTACTGCCTCATCATCTCTTCCTAGTACTTGACAGCATACCACAAGTTTTCTTTTCACCACTTCTATCATACTCAGGATCATACACACCACTCCAATTATGCATCTTCCAAATCTCTGTCTGAACATTAGCAGACTTCACGATTTTCTTATACTCTTCAACTTCATGATCAATGTTATCATTATCAAGTATTAGGTGATATGTTGCAACAACACATTTCGATTTAGAACGAACAACGTAACGTTTCATTTCGTGAAGGTTAGATATTACCCTATAGAAGTTATCACTGTTCATCCACTCCTTGTATTTATCATAGTTGTACCCTACAATACTAAACCTAAAGAAATCTAATCCTGCATCAACGCATTCTTTCATGAAGTTACCATTCATACGGTATCCATTAGAAAAGATTACAGCTTGTGCGCCATACTTCTTAACCACCTCAATATACTTTGGTAGATCCATAGAGATTGTAGCCTCGCCAGATCCATCAAGATTTACAACATTCAGTCCTGCTTCTGCACACTCTGCAACATATCTTTCGAACTCTGCCAATGGCATCTTCTTCATCCAGTTTTTACCACGTGCACCTGTAGTACCATCAGGATTAGTCTGTGGACACATCTGACAGGTGTAGTTACATCCACCTTGTATTTCGATAACTGCTCTGTCTATTTGCATTTTACCATCCATTCACAAATCTAAAGAATATTTCTTTAAAGTTGTCTGCTTTTTCAGTTGCACTTTCTATCATATAGTCAATCTTTTTAAGATCTCTATCTATATAGAACCCTTTATCTGTTACCACTGCAGCAGGAGTATGCCACTTAGAAATAGAAGAAGTGCCTATCACTATATGAGGTTTAAAAAGATTCTTACTGATATAATGCCACATTCCCTCATACGACAAACAACACTCACAAGTTCTTATATGGTATAACGCTTCTCTTATAGGAGTTCTATAATCAATCTCTGTCACGCTATAACCAAAGTCTTCTAACCTGTCGATAAGCCTTTGCCACTCCCAATCTAAAAGTATGTGTTTATCGTTATCAACTTGTTGGGTCATATTATTGGTTGGTCTCCACAAAACTATTTTTTTATTTTGTGATGGAGTAGATATTGTGGGGTCTAATGCCCAATATCGATACATCTCAGATCTCTTATATCTCGTAATACCTTGATAAAACTGCTTGTATAATGCCGTATCAGTGCTATCATAAACGTATTCAACATCAACTATATCTTTCCACATATACCTGTCTCGAATATATTCGACTCTAGCTACAACTGCTTCAGGATCTTCATAGTGATGAACATAGTCTTTTGGATGATAAAAATGTAGTTGAAACTTTGTTGGTTTTTGATTAACAAATGCTCTCATATAAGCAATGTTAAGACCATACATACTGTCACCAATACCTACAGTAGTTTTCCATCTAATAGTATCTTTACCGTGATTATCACGCCAATTGTTTATCCAATGATGCCACAGGTCGCTCATAATACTCAACAATCTCTCTCGCTAATCGCATGGCTTCATCAAAGTTTTTTCTAAATCTATTAGACTTATGCCCGTTTTTAATAAAGTCTTTTAAGTTATGTATATTACCATCGTAGCTTGGTAAATCATAAGCCCTTCTAAACGATACCATTGATTCCCATTGATATCTAAGATTCAAAATCGTTTCAATTGTCATAGTTGCCTTCCATTTTAAATAATCCCATAATACCGGGAGATGTTATATCTTCTTTCATAAGAGTACTGTATTTTGTGTTAGTGTAGAACCAATACTTAGGCTCGTATATTTTACCCCACATTTTATTTTTTACTTTAGTTGCTCTACGAACATCTACTCTCTCAATATTATCTGCAAGAATATATCTTGGTTTTATCTTCATACACGAAGTAAAATCACGAAACGGTGCTTCACCATCATGCATACCATCAACAAATATTAAATCAATATCTTTGTGACGATATTCTTTATCCCAAATGGGTTCTTTATAAAATGTGTGTTGTGGATAGAACTTTCGTATTTGTCTCGCATTTCTCGCAGAGACATCACTAGGATCATAGCTTTCTAAAGACACTAAGTTTTTAAATACATTCATCATTAAAAGAGATCCATGTCCTGCAAACATTCCAATTTCTATAACACGTTTAGGGTTCACTATTTTCTGTATCTCAAGCCAAGCGTCAACCATATCTTTATTATTGAGATCAGTACCACCCCAACTATCTCTAGGACAGTGTAAATAATGATCATCTATTCCTAAAATGTTCGACACCATAATCCTCAATCATCTCCCTATTAACAGCAAAATCAAAGTTACTTGATATTATAGTTTTTCTTCGATTGCTTTTAATTTCTGGCGATCTATGATTTAAAAATGTGGGAAAGAATATCATATCACCTTCTTTCACATCAAACTGACCAAAATGTAAAAACTCTGTGGCTTCTGTCATTTCAGGTAGCTCAACATAATATACCATTGCCCAATGAGCATTATGTCCATGCCAACCAAAGCCTGAACCTTGTAGGTATTGTTGAAACCAATATACGTTGTCTTTGTCACCCTTCTCCCTATTGATATTTTTTGATCTACAATAGTTGCCAAACATTTGTTCAAGTTCGCTTATAGGATCAAGAACTATATGATCCATAAGTTTACCATATGTTCTAGGAGCGGTTTTTATGTTAAAATCATAATAATATCCCTCAGTATTCAACTGAATGTTATTGTTCTCTTTCATCTTCTCAATAGATTCTAACAGTAAAGGCTTCCAATAATCCTTATGATTATCTATAGAAAAAATG